CAGATGCTCGTAACCTAGCAATCGACGAGATTCACTACAGCCTCGTCGATGTAATGTCTGACGGTGTTGTTCAGCCACACCCTGACATGTTCGCAACCATGTACATGGAATCAGACAATGGTGTCTACCGTAACATGCTTGGCATTCGTAACAGTCACAACAAACGCTTCGGTGCATCCGCATGTTCCGGTTCATCTGTTCTCGTATGCAGTAACGGTTGCTTCTCTGGTGATCACATCATCTCCAGCAAGCACACCAAAAATGTACACGAATCATTCAACAATCGTGTATCTGACATGTTCAATGGTGTCATCAATACATGGATCAAGAACGAACATCGATACAATGGATACAAAGCTACTGAGCTATCTGACTCAGACTTCGCTCAATTGCTTGGTGATGCTATCATCCACAAAGCAATCAACCCCAGCAAAGCTCGCAAAGTATTCGAAGAATATGTGGAACCTCGTCACGATGCATTCTCCGATCGCAATGCCTGGTCTGCATTCAACGCATTTACTGAGATTCACAAAGAATCCCCAGTACAAATCGCTGACTCAGCCAAGCGTGGTATCGCACTGCACAATGTATTCGATCGTTTCTGCAACAATCAAATCGAACATGAAATGTCATCATATGTTCCTGAGCTTGAATACAATCAATCTCAAGGTCAGCTACAACTCATAGATTCCAACAATTAATCTAGGATTCGCTCTAAAGATCCTGCGCAATCGTAAAAAACATACACCTGAGCAGATCACAGAAGCTAACCGCACTGTTGAAATCATGAACTCAATGCGTATTTGCCCAATGTGCAATTCACGCATCATCTACTATAACCAGTACCAACTAGGGGGATGCTTCCCCTGTTTACAATGGAAAACAATAAAACCACACACCAAATCACATGGTCTGTAGGTAATTCAAAACTACCAAAACGAATCATACACCTCAGTCTGCCATCGGGTCATACATGTCCCGCAGCCGACCGATGCTTATCCAAAGCACATATGATCACCGGTAAGATTACCGACGGACCAAACTGTGAATTCAGATGCTATAGTGCCATGCAAGAAGCAATCTATACGCATCTCCGTAATCAACGCTGGAACACCTTGTTCCGACTCAAAGGTGAGTCACGCAAGAAAATGTTCCAACTACTATCAGCATCGCTCAAGCGTAAGCATGACGCATACATTGCTGATCATGGCCAACGACCAATCATCCGTGCTCATGTAGGTGGTGACTTCTTCAATAAGTCCTACTTCCTAGCATGGATGGATCTGGCAAAAGCCTATGCTCCAACCTGGTTCTATGCATATACCAAACGCATCGACCTATGGCTTGAGAACATCGACCAGATACCACCCAACTTCGAGCTTAACGCATCATTTGGTGGTAAACATGATTCACTGATTGAGCCTAACAATCTCAAGTCAGCTCGCGTCGTCTACAGTATTGAAGAAGCAGAAAGACTTGGTCTTGAGCTCGATAAAGACGACAGTCACGCATACACCCGCGGACCTAGCTTCGCTCAATTGATTCATGGCTGTCAACCAGCCAAATCTAAAGCAAGCAAAGCACTCGCACAACTCAAACACGCAAATGGCTGGACAGGATATAATAAGCGTTCCAAGAGCGTGTCGTAAGCGTATCGAATCTTTCTTCCCTACAATTACACAGGAAGACAAGACTCGTTACCTAAATGATTGGCAATCTATCATCCCAAGATCTGATCAACAGCATGTTAATCGTTATCGATTCGCATACTGCACTGTTCATACATCCTGGGCAAACAGCGTTGATCAATACAATGCTATCAAGCGTACCCATGCAGATACTACATACAACTCTCTGCTCCGTATGCTCAAGAATAGTCAAGGTGGTATGTATCAAATCAAAGCCACCGGTATTGATCATCTGCAATCGCTATGGACGAACAACAGACAATTGTTCACTCCAGATACAGACAACTGGCAAACTTGGCGTACTAAGCTTAGCAAAAATCTAAAAAAGCTAGGCTTAGCCAAAACCTCGTTTGCTATCGAAATGATCCGCCCGCTCGATGCACAAATCATCTGTATCGATCGTCACATGTTCAAAGCATTCGGTTGGGAAAATGTCGATTACGCATGCAGTTACGACCAGTACAAATACTACGAAGACTACTGGAACGAGCTCAGTAATCATTACGACATCCCACCCGTTATCTCACGCAACATGTTCTGGGATCAAATACAACAACAGCCTGATTCAATGTATTGGGCAAAATATCTAAACTAACAACCACACACCATGACTAATATAGACTACGCACTCGGACCCTCATCGGTCTTCATCTACGACAGGCTCAACAACAAGCCTATCGAAATTACTAACGACAGACTGAACTACCAATCTATCATCGAAGCAATCAAAGCAAACGATGAAGATCAAGTTCGTGATCTACTCAATGAGAATCAAGTTCTCAACAATGTATCCAACGGCAGAGTAACCGTAACTGGTAACACTGTACTACTCGACGGTAGAGAATTACATTCTGCCGAAGCTAAAAAGCTAGTCGATCTAGTATCCGAAGGTGCTACCAACATTGATCGCTGGTTTCGTTTCATCGAGAAATTGTACAACAATCCAAGCTATCATTGCCGTGAGCAAGCATACAACTTCATTGCACACTCTGGTATGCCAATGACTGAGAATGGTAATATCATCGGATACAAAGGAGTACGCGATGACTACAAAGATAAATACTCTGGCAAGTTCGACAACAGCGTCGGCCAAGTACTACGCATGTCACGCACAGATGTTGACGACAATCCAAATAACGGATGTTCATCTGGCTTCCATGTCGGTTCACACGACTATGCAGACAGCTGGGCAGGCTCAGACGGTCGTCTCATGATTGTCGAATACAGTCCTACTGACATTGTATCTGTACCCGACGAATCCGGATACGGTAAACTTCGTGTCAGCGAATACAAAGTTATCGCCGAGAGTTCATCACGATCCAAACTCAATAACGGTAGCTACGGTGTTTCATCAGTTGACAGCAATGCATTGTTTGACTGGCTCGACAATCGTGTATGCGACAACCTGCCAGTTTACTACCGTGAAGTACAGCATGCATTCCCAAATGTAACAATGTCTGATGTACGCGACTGTATCATGGACAACAGCGAATACCATCCTGACTTCACATTCGATTCTGAACTTAACGATTACACAATCAAGTTCCAGTATCTTCCATCCTAACCACACACCATATGACCTGAGCATGTCATAAAACTGCTCATACACACCAAAAATAACTACTATGAAATTATCAACTAATACAACTAACTACTCTACTACTATTAATAAATCAGCAGACTTCGGTATCGAAGACTCAGATCTATCCCACATCATGGGCATACTCAGATCTCAGATCTATTCAGATAAACTGCTCGCGGTTATTCGCGAATATTCTACCAATGCTGTAGATGCAAATACTGAAGCAAACAACACCAATCCAATCAGTATTATATTACCAACCATACAGGATCCAACACTATCATTCCGTGACTTCGGTAATGGTTTATCTGATGAAGAAGTATGCAATCTATATGTCAAATATGGTGCATCTACTAAACGATCATCCAATGATTATACTGGCTGTCTCGGTATCGGATGCAAAGCTGGCTTCGCATACGGCGATTCATTCCAAGTAATCAGCTATACCAAATCACATATTACTACATGGCTTGCTCGTATTGATGAATCTCAGCGTGGTACAATCAGCCTGTTGCACAAAGAACCAAACACTAATCGACCAACAGGTACAGATGTTCGTGTATCCATTCGCAAAGATGACATTGATTCATGCGTATCCAAAGCAAAAGAGTTCTTCAAATACTGGAAGATTCAACCGCATTGTAATCTTGAGCTTAGTAAGATCAATATCATTGAATCAACAGATGACTGGGCAATACAAGCTGATAAATCAGGTCATTATCAATACGCTCGTAACTACGGCGGTGCCAGTCTTGTCATGGGTAACATTCGCTATCCAATCGATCACAATCAACTCAATATCAACAACGATGCCGGTCTTCTCGCACAATCTAACAGTGTAATATTGTACGCACCACTCGGTACTGTCGACATCGCTGCCAATCGTGAGTCTCTCGAATATACCGATCGTACACGCAATGCACTTGTAGCAATGACAAATAACATGCTCATCGATCTGATATCTCGCACAACCAAATGGGTTTCAAGTGCACCCAGTCGTATCAAAGCATCTATATCTGCTGACAAATATGCATCAGTATTACCCAATCAATTGCATCGTACAATTGTATCAAAATGTACATGGCAAAATCTGCCACTGCTCAACACAATCAAATTCGGACCATCAAGTATCAAGTGTCACGAGCGTACTACATCCTGGCGAGCATCAGATAATACCTATCGTAACAGCTCTAGCGATGCTACCTCATGCGGTCTTACTAAACATGTTAAACTTGTTGTATACTCAGATGACAAGATTGCAGTATCCAATGCTACACGAAGAATCAGAACTCTTCAGCATGAATCAACTACTGCAAACGAAGATAAATACTATGTAATTCCTCGTAGCCGTCTTAATGAAGTTACACCTCAACTCACTCCAGATGACTATACAAATCTTGATAACATTGATCCGCTCAAACCAACACGCACAGCCAGCACTATCACAAATAATACTACTAAAAAATCTGTTCGTATCAATGTCTGCGAAATTAAACCTAATACATTAAAATCATCAAGATTGTCAGAAGAGGTTACTCCTACACCTATGGATGACGGACGCTATGTCTATGTACCACTCGATCGTTTCGACTGGCTCGACAAAGCTGATGCTCTCGATCATCTCGATAACATTCGTCAAGCACTCAACTATCTACACTGCAACGGTGCCGAGAAAAACAAACCTGTCATTCATGGTGTCAAAAAACATCATGTCAAAAAACTGGATGATCAATGGATTACGCTTGATACATATCTCGCTGAATTGTTTACAGCATGGCAATTGAACAACCAACATGATGCCGACTTATATGCAAAAGTAACATCCAAAGCTATGCACAGTCTACCCGAAAAAGACATGGCAAATATACTATCACAATCACCCGATCTAGACATCGCACTATTCGGGTATGTCGTACAAACATTCCATAAAAACTCACGATATAATTATGGTAATACTGATCTGACTAACAGTAATGACATCATCAACCTATACAATGTCATGATCCGTCTTCAACTAACTGACCGGTCAAATTATCTAACCGACATGTCAGAGTATATGAGTAAACACTATCCATTGCTCGATATCATGAGCATTAGACAGTGGGCAGATAACAAAGACGATATCGCCAGACATATCCACAAATATATCAACGCAGTAAGAGATCTAATATAATGAAGGAATTAACTATACCAACATCTGAGCTTAAATGCTTAACCTTCACTAGAGAAATGGGATTATATCAAAAACACGGAACAGTCCCAGGCTCTGAATACGATGACATGCCCTACATACCAGGTCGAGGATCTAAACACATGTATGAATATATACAAGTCATCGTACCAGACTACTTCGTAGAAGAATGCAATCTATGTATGAATGTAAGACGCTGGGATCTTGATACAATAGAAAATTATACAAAAAATAACTCATGAATATTCACACACCATTACCGTACAGCTTTGCCACTAATCGTGGCACTGCTTCCAAACTACAATTCCACGCCATTGATGCACCTATGCACAGTGCAAGTTGTAACAAGCCAGATCTACCACGCGATACTGTATGTATATCTAAAAGTGCATACAATGTTCACTACCGTGTACAATGGGGACACGATAACTGGAGTTATACTCAAGTTGATGTTCCTCAAAAAGTTGGCAATCAACAAGGAACTGTGTGGTTAACAGGTGGCTCACCATCCATCGATAAACACAATGATGTCATGGACACAGTAAAATCTTTGCATCCAATGGTGATGCAGTTGTTCAGTTCGTAGCATAATAGTTAGCCCTGTCAGCACACATCGTGTTGGCAGGGTTTTCTTTTGTCCCGAGTCATCATGGCTAGCTTACTATCATACATTCCAATATTCGAATACTTCACAGCTCAAGTCTGTTTATCTATGCGTTCCATATCTGCCTATCCGTTCGTTTATGCACAGGGTGAATCCTTCCCCACAACACGGGGCTCAAGTCAGGATTTTAAGATCCTATGGGGTGAGGAGAGAGGCAGGCATCCGTACAGTTCGGTTCGCTTGTATCACAATCAACTAATTCGTTCCCTCTCGATTCATTACTAACTATGCCTACTATCGCTAACTTAATCGCTAAGTCTCAACTCTCCGCAGGTACTCACTCTCTTCGTCTTGTTAAAGCAACACATGATGCTAATAACGGGAGAATTGCCATTCTCTTCGGTTCCAATGAGCATGAGGGTCTTGCGTCTGAGTCAGTGATGCCTGATCAGCTTGATTGGGTGTTGCCAATTTGGATGAGCAAACTCGGTAACTCAGTTTCCTTTGATCTTGAAACTGATTTCGATTCCGATTTTGCCATGCGTGAATCAATCGTTGCATCTCTCAATGATGCCGTTGGTGAGTACTTTGATATGGTTGTCGAAGAAGCTGACCTTGCTCCACTCAATGGTACTAAGCTCTTCAATTGTACCTTCGCCTAATCCATCAATCTTGGGCAGGCAGAGTCCGATCCTCTGTCTGTCCGCTAATCATTTACTAATTCTGATCCACACACCAACTAACTCACTATCATGAAATACTACGACGAATTTGATAACGGACAATTGTGTGCATACAAACATGCATTACACATAATCCAAGATCTTTATAAAAAATTAGAAGATCCTGAAACAAACGGAGAACTTGCTGAAATATCTTATCAAGAACAATATACAGCACACCAAGCTAAAAAAGATATACTCGATAAAGCGAAAGCAGAAATAAAACAACAATTTCAAAGCGTACAAGATAATAACTACACCGATGACGATCAGTATAAAAATAAAGATGCACACGCTTTGTACAATGAAAAAGCCTGTGAAGAAGTCTCTCAAGACCTTACAACATCTCTAAGTGATCTTTTAGATGAAGCAACAGAAGAAAACGACTTCTCAATCTTCAGCGATATGACACCTGAACAACTCGGTAAACGAGGTTGGACATGGGAAGTTGGTAAAGGAATGGTAAGAAAACCTAAACCTTGCTGTCCACATTGTCATCAAAAGCTATGGTGGGAATAACACCAAACGACCTCGATACTATCACGGTATCGGGGTCTTTTTTTGTCCCGAGTCATTAAAGACAGAGGGCGAGGCATCAGCCCCTTCGCACTTAACGGAAGCAAGCTTCCGAGTGCTGGTGCCCTGATGCCCAAGCCGTGATGCCTCGCCCTCTAATAAGTGGTCACGAGCAAGCTCGCTCCGATTGACAGAATCCGCCACTGCCACATATCTTGTGGCGTAAATCAACTGAGGGTAAGGGACGCCTACATCCGCCGACCTCAAACCCAAGCCTTCGACCGGATTGTGAATCCTGTGCGTTAAAGTACGCAAGTCCTTGGTGAACAGCTAGTTGCCAAAGTCAATATCGACATCGGTGCACAATCCGTGCTGTTTGCTCACAGTAATACCACCCCCCACATCCCGCGGGGTACCACTATCACTACCACTCGCAGTCGCCTATCAATCACAGAAATAAAAAAGTATCTTTTTGAAGGCGCCCCCCAACCGGTGGTAGGTGGGGTACCAAAATAGTAGCCTGTATAACAATGAGGACTCCTTTGCTGCTAATTTTGCTGGCGCTTACCGGGTGTGAAACCCACAGGCACCAACACTATTGGTATCACCAGAAGCAGTATATCGAGTTAATTCCACTTGAATCGAAAAAAGAATCACCAACACATGGCAAGCAAGCAAGTAACTAGATTACGCGAAGACATTCATCAGTTTATTAAGGATGAAGACTTTGAATTAGCGATGAACGCCCTTCGCGAAGGGCTCGGAGCTATGCAAACAGTTAGAAAAAACCGTGCAGATGGTGAAAGAGGCGTGGAATATGCCGAAAAACCCTGCCATACGGTTCGATTAACCGCAGCAAAACTCATGCTTGAGTACGGATTCGGTAAACCAGCCACGAGAGCTGAGATTACAGTTAACGATAACAGTGCAAAATCGGTAACTCCGGCCGAAATTATGTCCAGATTCCGTCAATCAGGTGTTGATTTGAACGAAATCGTCGATGTTTACGCAGAATCTGTGCATGAAGTGCCCGTTGAGCTCGAAAATCATGAATGATTACGAGATTGAGGAGCTTTTGAAGCAACCATACAACGCGGATGATGTAAATCCCGTTGAAACTCAGGATAAAACCGACCCAAACCGTATGGCTATGGCCCGAACCTCATGGGGTGAGGCCAGAAACCAAGGACCTGACGGCATGAAATTGGTTCAGCATGTGATAAAAATGCGAGCTGAGCAGGATAAATATAATTGGCCGGACAATGCGTATGAAGTCACCCGACAGCCTTCTCAATTCAGCGTTTGGAATGAAGGTGATCCCAATCGAGCAAAAATGGAGTCTTTGGACGAGAACTCTACCGACCCGGAATTTCGAAAAGCGTATGACATGGTAGACAAACCGCTACCCGCTCATTTGGAGAAGTTCAAAGACGCTGACCATTACCATACGGATAAGGTCTCACCCTCTTGGTCCAAGAGCCCAAAGATGCGAAAGCTTGGTCAGCATGGCGCACATATTTTTTATTCAACCAAACCCGGAACCGGCGTAACCCCCGCCGCAAACTTAACGGGAGGCACTTTATGACATCTAAAAAAGAAACCAGTCCTCAAAAACAATTTGAGAATGAGTTAAGCGCAATCTTCGTCCGTTGGTGGGAGGAATCCGATCTGGACGAGGAAGATATGGCTCAAGCTGCGATCGCGGTAATCGAGCGATTTTGCGACACCACGGTCGAATTCGAAGCCGATTTCGAATGGGAGGAGTAGTAATGCACAGCTTAGAAGAGATAAAATTTATGAACACGCCTGCCGAAGTAAAGCGTCGTCAGGCAATAGCCAGGAGACTAAACAATGCCAGCCAGAAAGAAAAAGAGCGCAGCAAGCAAAAAGACTAAGAGCAAAAAGGACGCATGTTACCACAAGGTAAAAGCATCCTATAAGGTATTCCCGAGCGCCTATGCGAGCGGGGCGATTGCCAAGTGCAGAAAGAAAGGCGCGGGCAAGAAGAAATGATTGAATTTGAATTCAGATACCGACCTGTCGGCTGCGCCCAATCGAGCGTAAAATACTTTCTTGCGAACAGCGTAAAGGAAGCAAAAAAGATGTTTCGATATGCATGCACAAGAAAGCGTGTTCGGACTGAATCCTGTAAGATCAAAAAGTTCAATCGCTGGGCTAAAAAGTGGGAGAAAGCATAATGGGCGTAAGAAAGACAGCAAAGGGCGCGGCGCTTAAAAGGTGGTTTAAGGAAAAGTGGAAGGACGAAAAAGGGAACCCGTGCGGCTCGTCAAAAAACAAGGGAGTCAAGAAGTGTCGTCCCAGCAAAAAAGTTTCAAAGAAGACTCCGGTCACATGGAAAGGTGTCGGTAAGCGTAAGGCTGCCGTCGTGGCGGAGAAGAAAAGAGTGGGTATGGGGAAACGAACATCATCAATCCGAAAGAGAAAGACTAAAAAATGAGCAATTGCGGATGCACAAAGTGCAAATCTAAAAAACGGAGAAAAAAGAAAAAGTGAAAAACAAGCAAACAGACTACAAATCAGACGCCGACGAAAGTATGTACGCTCCAGTAGGAAGTTCTAAAAAGCCTAAGAAGCAGAAAATAGATCCTAATAGCGATCTTGCACGATTGACTAGAGAGCAGAAGGCCAAAAAGAAAAAGAAAAAGAAAAGAGCTGGAACCGGTAACCACCCACTAAGCAAATAATTATGGCCGCTAAAAAAGGTTCTATGAAAGGGCACACGATTGGGGGAGGACATAAGCGTCCTACCAAGAGTGGTGCTGGCATGACAAAAAAGGGTGTCGCAAAATATCGTCGCGATAATCCAGGGTCCAAACTCAAGACTGCGGTTACCGGCAAGGTAAAGAAGGGGAGTAAATCGGCCAAGCGTCGTAAATCTTATTGCGCCCGTTCTGCTGGTCAGATGAAAAAATTTCCTAAGGCTGCCAAGAATCCTAACAGCAGGTTAAGACAGGCGCGTCGTCGCTGGAAGTGCTGATGGAAGATACCCAGCAGCTCCAGGATCTGATCCGCATAGATCCTGAGATCTGGTTCAGTACATTTGCCGTAATCAAGGATAAGCGGGGTAAGGATATCAAGCCTAAGCCCAACACCCTGCAAAAACGGATGTTCGCCCATTACCGTCAATGTCAGATCGAGGACAAACCGTGCAAGATGATCATATTGAAACCTCGACAAAAAGGAGCGAGTACCTGCGCACAAGCATTGACATATCATCATATGCGCAAGCATGAGAATCTGAGCGGCTCTTTAATGGGAGATATTAGCGGAACGAGTGACAAGGTTTTCGAGATATATCGAAGATATGCGGAAAACGATCTATTCCCATGGGATGAAGCCGGTGGATCTCTTGCGGATGGTGGATCCCTTGCTGATTTGATCAAGCTTAAGAGCAAGAGTAATTACGGTAAAGAAACCGCAGGATCTAAAAATGCCGGACGCTCGGGTACGATTCAGGTTGGTAACATGACCGAGGTTGCATTCTGGCCCATGCAGGGAGAAAGAGACCCTGCACTTGGCTATCTTCAATCATTATACGATGGAGATAATGTATCTCTTGTTGTTGCTGATTCCACACCCAACGGCCCCGCGGGTTGGTTTTATCGTACCTGGGTTCAGGACAATGAATGGGCAAAAATATTTGCTGCATGGTTTGAATTTGAGGATTCGGTCATTCCATTTAAATCGCAGGCGGAGGAGCAGGATTTTATTGATACGATGACGGAGGACGAAAAGTCCGAGATGGAAAGATTCGATGTAAATTACGAGCAATTGCATTGGCGTCGTCGTGTTCTTCAGGACAAATGCAATGGTGATATCAGTAAATTCCGTCAGGAATATCCATCTGATCCCGAGGAATGTTTCCTGATGTCATCCCGTCCCCGTTTTCATACGGCTAATGTCGAAGCTATGATCAAAGCATGTCCCAGTCAGCATAGCCGTATTGGTAATCTTACAATACAAGGGGAGGGTAGAACGGCGGGATTCCAGCCTGATCGTGCGGGTATGTGGAAAATATATGATGAGCCCGAGTATGATTCCAAATATTTGATCTCTGTCGATACCTGTACAGGAGAAGATCAGCAGACTCAGGGCTTGGCCGCCGATCCTGATTATCATTCTGTCCAGGTTTGGAGAGCACCCTTTGAGGATTGGCATGGCAATTGGCATGTCCCCCGAATGGTTGCATTGCATCATTCGCGTGTAGACATTGGAATCCTTGCTCATGAAGTGGAAGCGGCCGCCCGCTTTTATGGAAATGCATTTATCATCCCGGAAGTAAACAATTCCGGCTTGGCATTATTAAAATATTTACTGGAGATGGGCCTGACGGTCTATCGCCGGAGAAAATATAATGATTCCATGGGTATGGTCGAAAAGAGTTTTGGATGGAGTACCGATAAAATTACCAGAAAGACGATAATTGATCATATGGCTGCCGAAATTATTGAAGAAAATATTGATATACCGGATGAGGGGGTATTACGGGAGCTAAAGACCTTCATAATTAATGATCGCGGAAAGCCGGAAGCGGCCCCCGGTCATCATGATGATCATGTCCTGGCCGCGGCGATTGCCCTGTATAACATTGATAATGCAACAACCTATACCGCCCCAAAAAAGAAGAAGATTAGCAATCGTATGTTGCAGAAGAATCCCAGCCTCATGTGCCCGGATGGATTCATGCGTGTTCCTCTAGGATCGATTAAGAAGAATTACAAGCGGTTGATGCCGTAATTACCCGTATCTAGCCTTTCAGATTATGGCAGATATTCCTTATGTCCCTCTCATTGATAATAGTACCTACGCTAATAAAAAGTCTTCTAAAGAAAGAAAAGAGCTTAGGCTAAGAGATCTGGGTATAGAATCAGATTCTGAGGGGCGTTTAACCGTATCTGATCCTGAGGCATTTATTTCTGGGTTAGGTTTATCGGATGCGTATGCAGAACGCTTAATGGGCGAAGGTATTGAATTTAAAGATTTTGATGAATTTCAAAAATTTATAGATACCGCGGTTGAGTCAGGAAATACGACTAAAGAACAGGGTTTTTACGACGATATCTTTTCAGAGGGAGGCAATCTAAGGAGTGATGCGGGTATTCAAAAAAATTCAGCCCGCAGATCCGAAGAGTCAGATAAAGCAGCCGACAAAGCCTTTGGAATAAAACCTGAACCAGCAGCCCCCGCTCCACAAAATCAGGCTCAAGCCGCCCGCCCAACACTTGATCAGCCGGACGGAGTTACTTCAGCCGACGCCCGTGCAGCCGCTCGGACTATGCCCGATTTCGTTAATCGTTTAGGCGGAAACGGGAGGTGGGCAAATCAGGCAAAGCTTCAGATGATGCAGGAGGCAAAACGCCGCCAGCAAAATGAGATTGCCGAGCTAAAAAAATCCGAAAAAGCCAGAAAACGAGCCGGCGAAGTCGATGAGATTCTTAATGCAAAAAATGACCAGTATCGCCAGCTATATGCAAATTCATCGAAAGATCGCTCGGTAGAGGATTGGGACGCAATGGATCGCGATCAAAAGATCAAGATGATCCAGAATTATAATATCAACAGATCTCTTGGAGCACCCGCCGGCGAGATAACCGGGCAAAAAATGAGTGCCCAGGTCGCACCACGAGGATCTATGGAAGATCTAACAGCCCCTAGAGAATTTAATGAGGTGACCAAAAGTTTTGAAGTACCTCAAGAGCCTAGAGAGTTCGACTCCCGAAGAAACACTTTCCAAACTCCTGATGAGATCGCTGCTTCAAGAGTACCGAAATTAGAACCCGAATCTTTTGAGCCTCAGGTAAGACCTCCCGAAAGCCCTAATATTGATCTAGATAGCATACAAGAACAGGTTGATTCCGATGCGGCAGAAGCTGAACGACTGCGGAGAAGACAGAAACCAGAGATACCTGCGGACGCTGTGCATACAAAACATCCTAATGTACCGAAAGATTCGCACACAGGAATATACGCGACCAATCCCGGAGTACAGCAAAGAGCTTTCGATCTTCAGTTGGAGAATGATATAAAAAATACTATTCCGCATGAGAATAATATTGCCGACACCAGATCGACAAAAGTAACTCCGCCACCAGGCGTAACAATTAAACCTGAACCCGAGGGTGATTTACCAGGGAGTTTGACGCCAGCCTCGCCCAAACCAGTTTCAGACCCGCTGACTTCGACGGATAGGGATAGCCGATATCAGCTCCCGGCATATAGCCAGCAAGTTCCGCCCAAATCGACGCCTGTAGTAGTGCCAAATAACATTTCGATAGGTCCCAAAACAGATGCAGTAACTAAAAGCGTGGCTCCGAACTCCCCTAGCTTAGATCTCGAGACCCCTACCGCAAAACTCCCACCCGCAGACCCATTCCTTGAGGATGAGCCCGCCGAAAAGGCACCGATTTCTAAAGCGCCCAAGCCAAAGTATATACCAAGGTATGGAAGCCAAGGTTTTATCGGGTTTAACGAAGGATCTGCGAACGGCCGTTTCATACAGGCACCTCAAGGTCAGAATCAAAAGACTATGTTAAATAATTTGCTCAGGCAGGATAATGAGGATGACGAAAATCGTAAAAAGTACACAAACAACAATCCTTTTGGTACTGAGTTTAGACCTGCATCTAGAGACTATCTCGGACCCGTAGAAAAATCACCAACCCCAAGAACTACGGCAATGATGAGAGTTTATGATGCGATGCCTAAAAGAAAGCAGCTTGATGTAATAAACTCTTTTCGAAGACATCGAGGCGAGGAAGAGATTTTCAACCCCTTCTCCTAACTCCTGAGAAATGTCCCTCTTCGACGATATAGATCTGGGGGCTGATGATTACTCAGGCGAAAAGAAAGATAGCCTAAGTCAATTTACCAGCAAACCGGTACAGAAAAAGTATCAACCATTCGGAGGCCAAATGCCTCAGGCTCCACAGCCACAATATGAACCCATTGATTACGGATACGAGGTTCAGCCTGCACAGCGTCCGAGTAATGTATTTGATGAACTCGATGCCTATGACGGAATCAAAAAAGCTCACGGTCAGTTCAAACAGTATGCTACCGAGAACGAAAGATCTGCCAAGCATTACGAAGGGTTGTATGATGATTTTGTAAAGAACGAGTTCCAACCGTTTTTCAACAGCGTCGGCGGATTCGGAGATTTTGATAATGATGACGAAATGCTTTCGTTCATCGATCAGATGAAAGCGGATGAAGTAAAAGCGAGTCAGGAAGAAGACGGCTTTTTTGGCGGATCTTCCGACCGCAAGATTGCAGCCCAGGAGAATCTAAAAAAGTTTGGAGCATGGGATAGCACCAATGGATTGCGGGATAAATTTCTCAGGCTGAAGGCTGAGAAGGACCGCAGAAGACAAACCGCAGATGCTGCCAGAAATCAGGAATTTCAATTATTCGAGCAGCTGACCAACATTCCAATCCCTGCACGGGATGCTATGGATGCACAGCTCAAGGCTCGGAGCGCATCACCTAAGAGCAAGAAAGCGACAGATGATTTACTGAATCAATATTCTTTTGAGGCTCCGATTGTTGATCACATGACGGGTGAAGTTATCAATTTAGAAAGAACAGATCCCAGAAAAGCAGTCCCTTCCGCTACCGACCATTTAACCGGCAAGACTTCCAAATCCTTTGATGCGCAAAAACAAAGATTATCGGCTGCTATGCGCGGAGATATTAATGGAGTCCTCGCCCGTCGCGATTTGGTAAAGAAGGAAAGAAATCTTCGCGATAAAGGAATCTTCTTCTCTCAGAATGGATTGATTGATGGCCGACCCATTGGTCTTTCCCGTAACGATGTCGATCTTCTCGATATTGCTGAGATGAAGGCTGCGGGAATGACCAGCTATCGCGGAAAACCATTGGAACTCGCAATGGAAGAGCTTGGCGGAGAAGAGAGATTAAAAGCAGCCAAGATCATGGAATCCGTCTATGGTGCCAAGAGCAACTATGAGGATGCACAGTTAGCATTTCTAAAAGTAGCCGGCAGCTCTAAGGCTGACAAAGCCCGCGAAAAGATGGAAGCCGCCCGGGATGATATGCAAAAAGTAATATCTCTGGCTGCTGAAAACGGTTTGGATAATGAATTGTTCGAGCAGGCTGAGAGTACCAGCTGGCTTGGTGGATTAGGAAATGCAATTCAGCGGGGTGTTCTCATGAGTGAGATGAGTGATTATACTCCCGACTTTCTCACGAATACATTGGATGCGGATGAGATGCAGAAATTTATCGAGATCGCATCTGAGATAGAAAAGCTTCCCACGAGCTCGACCATGAAACGGGTAAGAGAGACCAAGTCCGACGGGTTTCTCGATGCTGTTGGAAATCTATTATTTGATAATCCCGCTGCGATTCCGGAAATGTTCGTGGAGTCAATATCGGCTTTTCTCCCGGCAACAATCAAATGGCTCATCCCATCAGCCGGAGCAGGAGCCGCGGTCGGTGCAATTGGTGGCCCGGGCGCTGCATTGGCTGGAGCAGGGGTTGGTGCCAAAGTGTCCTGGGGTGTTGCATCTTTTGTTCTCGAAGCATCCGGCATGGCCTTGGAAGGAATGCAGGAATTGGGGGTTGATTGGAAGAATCCAAAAGTATTTGCCGCCGCATGGACCAATGAAAGCATTCGCAATAAGATCCAGAAGAAGATGGTGCAGAAGGGTGTTCCTATTGCAGCAGCCGATATGCTTGCTGGTATGATGGGTCAGCGGGTCATGGGCGTGATCAACCACACGGGTAACGCGATGTTCAAAGGAGGAAAGCTTCTTGATAAAACAGCATTCAATAAGGCACAGGGAGCAGTTCCCAGATTCACAACTTTTCAAAAGACCAGAAATGCAGCAGCCGAATTAGGCTTTGATTCCACCATGGGTATGTCCGGAGAATATCTGGGACAGTGGGCTAGTAAAGAACCAGGCGAAGCATGGGACTGGGATTCAGTCGTTGCTGAAGGATTTGTTGGGGTTGGCCCGGGTATACTATCATCCGCTCTCGAAATGCGCGGGCGTAACGCGAACTACTTTAGTAATGCCCCCATTGAGATCAGCGGCGAGCAGGCTACAGAAACCGGATCCATGGGTACAATTACCCGTGCAGGGTATGCCGCACCATATCAGACATTCAATGATGCGGATTCAATGGTTGAGTATTTATCCGGTATCCCGGGAGTTAGCCCCGAGTCACTAGAATTCACCAATGATTTTCTACAACGGATGTTCACGGCAAAGCCTGAAGCCATGGCAAGTCTCAAAGTGGCGATCAGCCCAAGGACACCAGATTCCAATATGGCAAACCGCGGACAGTTTGAGAGCCGCGATGGACACGATGTTATCTATATTAATGAGAAAGAATTTGCGGCTGATCCTATGGGTGCTTTCATGCACGAGTCGGGTCACTTTGCCCGTGTATTTATTCTTTCTGATAAAGAGCTTAATACTATATGGGAAGGTCTAGGACCTGATGCTCAGCTCGAAGCATACGCCCAGTATTTCACTAAAAAGCCCGATCAGTCTTTCGATTCTTTGCCTGAAAATGAGCAGAAGAAAATAAAACAAGCATTTGATCGGATGAAACGAACCAGTCCTGATGTCCTTGCCGAGGAGTGGTTTTCTTATCAGTGGGGTCGTGTTTTGACACAGGATGGTAAACCCGACCCATCAGTCGCAAAACAGCTTAAATCATTTAAAGACAAAGTGCTGCATGAGGCCATGTCTCCTTATGTAGGAACCGAGAACTTGTCAGGTGGCGCGAAAGGAGTAATCCTTGATCAAAAAATCAAAGACTTTCTCGGCATGGAAAATGCCATGCCTGAGCCAGCAACTCCTGATGCCGAGGGCTCTCAAACAAACCCGACCCCGCAAACTACGGAGCAGGCCCAGCGCAAGCTAAACGCAATGCCCGGAACCCCGAAGGAGAAATCCATGATCGCCCGCGCATTGAATGCCATGGCCGGGGAGAAGCTTCTTACGGAGAGCCAAAGCTTTTACAGACCTAGCATGGGTCAACCTTCAGCAGCCGATCTTGAAGACAGAGAGATTGCTGAGGATTATAAAAAAGAAACTCAGGATCCCGAAGCAATCGCCGAGGCAGCACCCGCTTTTACGGATGAGAAGCAGACAGTAGAAAAAACTTTAGTAAAACGAGTCCCTGGGGAGAAGAGCTTATACGAAAGAACTGCCGACAAACCTTCCGGAATCCCGAAAGATCCCGAAAATGCTAAAGGTCTTAGTACTAAGAATAAATCAGAGAGGGCATCCGCTGGCGGGAGAGAGCTACCGAAAAGTCTGGGCACACCATCGAAAAGAGAGGCAGCGGCGGCTAAACTTCGTATTGAGAAGGCGGAAGCAAAGGAGGCCAAAAAGAAAGCTTTGGCTGCAAAGAAAGAAGCTTTGAAAAAGGCGCGGCAAACAAAGCCAGAGCCTCAAAAAGTGTCCGTTAAAGATTACACTAAAGAAGTTTCGAAGAAAGTTGAACAAGAGCGAAACAAATCTGGTGAGGTTGTAAAAGCAACAGAAGAAGGCACCCGCGAAGAACGATTTAAAAAAGGTAAAAAGATTGATGCTCTGAACGCTTTTGAGGCGGAGAAGAAGGGAATTGATTCCATCATTCCTAAAAGTGAAGAAGAACGAGCAAACTTACAAAAAGCATTTAACAGAATCCAAAAGCTTAAAGGATTAATGGTTAGCAAAAAAGCTTTGCAGGAAGAGATCGGCAAAGCAAAGAAGGAGATGGGAGATGACGCATCTATATCGGGTATCATTTCCAAAGTTCTCGGTCTTGAACAGTTACTTGAAGCATCTCCCGTATCCGTTGTTGGAGAGTTAAGAAAAGTCGTAAATCCAACTGCGCGAGGAAAACTACCAAGCAGTCAGGATATCGAAGACACTATGATCGAAATCCGTGACCGTGTTGATTCGGTTGCCCAGCAGTTGGAGAATCTTATCGCAGAGCGGAACAGAGAAATCCGTAGTCTTGATAGACCTGAGGGTCAGAAAGAAGTGGCCGAGCTCATAAAATTAAGAACTCTGGCCGAGCAGTACCTCGCAATCATAGCTCCCGAAAAGCTTAACATTGATTGGAGAGACACACCCCACTTCTTTTATAAAAGACGCAAAAAAGGTTCGAAAGTATTGGAGCCGGTAACCCTTGGGTTTCTAGCCGATAATAAAGACTACGGCTCATACGAAATCACAGATAATAAAGGTACGGTAAACAAGAAGACCATGGGGCAAAAACCTCAGCATGTATTATGGGATTTTGTTACTGGCGGATTTGATCCTGAGAAACAAACCAAGACATCTGAAGCTAATTTCAAGAAAAAGACAGGCGGGCTAAATCTCAAGGAATACACCGCACGGCTTGAGGCTGTACGAGCATCCGCAATGTTCAAGAAGCAAAAAGATATTGGTAACGAGCCAATAACTACAGATTCCAGAGTCATGGAATATCCATCCGGATTTACCATGGATTCAGGAGCAAATTTCGGTGCAATCGTTGCGGAACGGATCAGGCAGATGCTCATGAAAAAGGGAGCTAAACCAGTTCCTATGTTCAGCGAAAATCCTACCGTTGAAGAGATCCAGGCATTACTCATGGCCAATGGCCGAAGTCTTGAACTCCTTGGGGATCCGAGAGATTCAACAAAAGATTTTGATAAATTGATGTACATCATCGAAACCCAGAACCAGCTTCGCAAGGTTAAGGGAAATCAGCCAAGAGACATACCAGGTTTTGACGGCAAACCAATCTTCGGAATAAAAAGCACGGGCGAACCGATCATATTTGATCATACCCGAGCATTGGCCGAGCAGTTTGAATATGCAGAAGAAGATGGAAATCCATTTCCGCAAGTAGAACCAAATGCTCCGTTTTCTAAAACATTGGCAAAAATAATTAGTGCCAAAGTCCGCCTTAAATACACCCAGGATTATTACAGGCAGGCCGGAGAGAATGCTCAGCTTACTAATCCTATCGACGGCAAACCGCTTGAAATATCCGAAGATTCTAAGGTCGGAAGAAAAGAGATTCGGCGTGTTTTTGGTGAGTCTGACCCAGCAAATATTGAGCAGTATATTGACCAGGAAAAAGAAAATCTTACGCAAAATACTATTGATATTCTTACAGCTCGGGCCAAACAACTACGGGATCTCAAAACTCTAGATGGGCAGTTCGAACTCGAACTCAAAGATGCATACAACCAATTCTTTCAATCCAAGGACAAAAAAGGTGTAGCCAAGGTCATTGACGATCTGGCTAACAATTTCAATTTCATACCATACCCTCAGCCCGACAGCTTCATGCCAAACGCTGAGGACATGGGAATCGGGCTTGCTAAGTTCGAGCAAAAAGGAAATCGCTCAGCCCCAAAACTACCAAAAGGATTCTTTGTAAAACCACGGAGCGATTATAATTACAGAAAACCTTTCCACAGCACCTCCGACAAAATACCTGCACGAAAAGTTGAGGTTCGCGTTAAAAAGAAAAAGACTTCGTTAGTCGCTAATTATGGATCTTTTGAAGATGTAATAAAAAAAGCAAAGGAAAGGGGCGGAGAGATAGAAAAAGAAGCACAGGCTCTTGAGGACAGAATGGCAGATGTTGAGTTCGATTCTAGACAAGCTCCAAACGGGAATCTTTTGCGAAGTGCACAAAATAGCTTATACAAAGCAGCAGTAAGTTTAATTCAAGACCCGGATGATTATCAAGAAACTGTAACCGAAGTCGTTGAAGATAGAGGCCACGGAGAATTTACCGCGGGCAAGATCTACGAAACCTTCGATGCAATGAAGGCGTATGCCAAAGGTCGTGAATATCAGGGCTTAGGTTGGAAGAAAAATTTCAAAAAAGAACGGACGACCATTGATAATACTGAAAAGAATATGGCTCGTCCTACTGATATGAAGAAGGAACAGGCCAATCTTCTTTCATCAGTAGATATTAGTGCAGAAGATTTTGCGAACTGGTTCCTTAGCGGAAGTCGCAAAAAAGTACCCGGCAGGAGTTTAAAGATGGAGGAGCTAGCCAATGTCCCATCATCTGTGTATTCCGAGAAAACAATCAATCAATTGGGTGGCGGACTTGGGGAAGGGCTTCTTGTCTATTCATTCCCGGATTTCATCGAGACCATGCATAAAAAGTTTGGGATCAAAGGTTTTGAGTCTCAGGTCGAAGGTCTCAGGACTGAACTTAAAGACCTATTGTCAAAATCCGAAGTCCTCAGGCCGGAGGATATGCAAAAAATTTCTGCAAAGATGGAAGAGGTTTCCCGCCCAATCGTTCAGGCAGTCCTGGATGCGGAAGGTGTTGATGTATACGGAACTTTTGACCATAGCTCGGAAAACATCCTACAGCGCGACACCCAAATGGGAGAAGCAACCGACGCCGATGAAAGAAGCGCGGAGATACGAGACGATAGCGGAGAGACTACTGAATCTGTAGAAACCGATCTCGAAGCAGTTGAAAAAGCGCAGAGGCAAAAAGATTTAGAAGATGCTCTAAACGCAAAGCCGAAAGCCTTGAGAAACAGGGAAAAGGTTACCGACTCGATGCTTGAGGAGTTGTATTTTTCCGAAACCACACCGACACTTCGAGACCTCGCAAAGGTAGAGCTTTTGAGAAGAGGCGTGAATATTCCCTATGTCATTGATGAAAATACAAAAGAGCTTTTTGAAGAAGTATTCACCCCCAAAGACAGCAATCCAAGATCCCTAAATTCCGATGCCGGCAAGCCGGAAACCGGAAAACCTATAACATTGAATGGTTTCCACGGCTCCAACCAAGCGAAGACGGTCTACGAAGAAGGTTTTGATCCCGACAAGCTAGGTTCTTTTACAGGAGCGGTTTCGGCGAGGGAGGGTTTCTTTTTTGCTCGCAGGCCAAAAACTGCGCGCCGATATTCCGGAACTTTCGGCCCTGTCGGGAGACTGTTCGCGAAGCTCGTTGAGATTTTTGAAAGACAAATTCCCGCGGTATCCCCAATAAAAGACACATACTATTCTTACAGGCAGGCATTTAACAACCCCGAACAAAAAGAGGGTTTATCTTTTATTGAGGAAAAGCTTTTTAGTTCAGGTTTGGTAAATTCTCAAGGTAAGTGGAACAATAAATCAGAACAGAAAACTGTAGATAATTTTTTAAAGTCGTTAGACAGCATTAAAACACCGAAAGGTTTGGCCGGTAACGCTGTACAAGTTCTAAAACAGCAGTTTAAGGAAACGCAGAAACCTGTTGAGGATAGACGGGGGCTGATACAAGCAAGTTTAGAGTTCAAAAACCCTTATGTAGTTGATTTTAAAGGTAAAAATAGAACTTATGCAGATTATGTTAAAGCCATAAAAAAAGCTAAAAAAGACGGACACGACGGGGCAGTATTATTAAACACTTTCGATCCTATGGCGGATGATATTTATGTCGTGTTTAGCGCGAGCCAAATCTCCCTGGATAAACTTAAAGACCGCACATTAAATTCCGATGCCGGCAGGGTTCTAACCAGCGATGTTAACCCAAATCTTACGAAAGCGACCCTGCTATCCAAGATCGCGGGCGATCGGGAGCTTAAGAACGAATTTAAGGAATGGGCGGCCACCAGAAAAGAAAGCTACGATAAGGGTAGTTTCCGGATGAATATGATCGACCGGATGAGCCCGGTTAAGCTTTTGTCACAGTCATCTCTCGAAGTATTCGAAAAGCTCGGGCTTAAGAAAGGTAGTCTTCTCCATAACTGGTTGGATGTGCACGGCCGTTCGCATCAGTATTTTGGAAAAGGCGGCAATGGTTTAGAGCAAAGTCGTTTAGATTATTACGATCCTCTGACTGAGATTATGCGGAAGCATAATGTTACACAGAAGGAAGCCGGCGAGTACCTGATTGCACGAGCTGCACCCAGTAAAAATCTTCAAATCGAAGCAAAAGCCGAGGAAGTATTATCGGATATGCGGAAGGAAGACGAGCAGGGGAAAGGTAAGGAGTATAAAAAGCTCTACGATTTTTATTACGATAAAGACGGTAATTTTATCCGTAATTCCGGTGTGGAAACAAAGAAAGCTTTGGAAGTAATGGCTGATATGGAATCAAAGCCAGAATTTGTTGAATTTCTAAAAGAGTTTCTCCCCGTATACTACGGCATGAACAAAGATGGTTTAGATCAGCTCCGTAACGGTGAGCTAATCAGGGCGGCAGTTGAAGATCCGCAGGTTAAGGGTAAAATGATTGATATAGATGAAAAGGCTGCGATGGTAACCGCTGCTTCCCGATTTGATTTTAATACCGGTAAGGCCGATAAGTACGGCAATAAATACGAATCAAAAGTAAAGCTTGCGGATAATTATGCATACTCCCCGCTAAAAGGGTTTGAGGGGGAGACCGAGCAGTTCTTTGATCAGGAAGAAGCTTGGGAAGAGTTTGGATCCAAGAGCACAGGGGCCGGCAAAGGTTTTAACCAACCTAAAACTTCATTTATTCTTCTCCCAGCTTTTGGTCGTAAAAATGATGGCGTAAAGTCATACGGACCAGATCCGGTGACCGTTGTGGGTAATGCTATAAATCAGCATACCGCTGCCATGATTCGGGCTAAGAAGAATGAAGTATCCCGATCGTTCGGGAACATGTATGCACTTTTATACTCGGTCTTAAATCCGAACAAAAAAATCAAAAAAGATAGCAGCGAGTTTTTCGATCTTTCTACACTTAATCGGGTTCCGGAGTTTAAAGAAACTTATGACATATTAAAAAGCATACACGAACCCGGTAATGAGAAGCTTCTGGAGGAACTTACTACCGAGTTCAATAAAGTGTTCGACAAACCATTCGAACCTTCGGAAACAAAAATGGCCTACGAGTTAAAAGAAGCGGAAAGCGATATCGCAGGAGCGAAGATAGGTCTAGTTCGTAGAACATTAAGTAGTGAGTTTAAAAACGATCAGAATGTTTTTGTCTTTAGAAAAGCGGGGCAACCTCAGTTCATCCGGTTTAATGAAAGAACAGACGAAGGGCTCCGCATGGCGGATGCCATGAACAATTTACGATACGAATCCTTACCCCCGATTCTTGGAGGTTTCAATGTTGGTACTCGTTTAATGGCTAAGATGTTCACCTCGGCCAACCTCGCGTTCATACTCCCCAACTTTTTCCGTGATGTATTAACCGCAAGAATTCATCTTAGTGAGGACAATAAAAAGGTACTCATAAAAGACGCACTGAATCGCAAGAATCTCGCGGGTTTTATGAAATCTATTTATCAAACCGAAGCTGACATAAAGAATGGTATCAACCCAAATCGTAAAGAAGAGATCTCAAAGATATTAGCTTTGAGAGATCCCAAAAAGATTTTGGAGTCTGGAAACCGTCAGGCGATGTATCAATACTACAAGGAGAACGGTGGTAAGGTTGATATGTTTAGACATCCAACCCTTGTTGAAAAAATAAAGGACATTCAAAAATCTCTTAACGGAAAAGACGGGTGGACAAAAGCATCCTGGAAAAAGTTCTGGGATTTTGTAGATACCGCCAATACGGCTGTCGAGAACTCCATTCGTGCATCTACTTTCTGGGCAGCAATCAAAGATGGTAGAGGCCCGGATGAAGCGGCGGTAATCGCCAGAAATGTCACTGTTGATTTCAACCAAAAGGGAAATCTTACCCAGACATTTGGATCTTTGTATGTGTTCTTTGGAGCATCAATGAATTCGATCGATCGGTTCTTTACTACCTTCTCAAGAAGATCTCCCAAAGAAAGAGCTAAGCTTATCGCGGGTATCGCTGGAGCAGCCTTTATTATAAATATACTCAACCGTCTGATGGATGATGACGAAGATGAGGAAATGCCGGATTACGACACCATCAGCTCTTATAAAAGAGACACCAACGCAATCCTACCACTCCCTGCGGGTCTTCCTGAATTCTTCAATGATGAGAAGGATACAGGATTCTTCAGCTTACCTCTTCCTTTAGGTTACAACTTATTTTGGACAATGGGTCAGGTCATGGGTGATATGTTTGCGAAGAATGTATTCGGCAGAGGCGGTGCCGGATTAGTCGAAGCTACGACACGGTTTACCGACAGTGCATTGAGTGCTTTCAACCCTGTAGGCGGATCGAGTGGATTAGCTGTTGCGATTACTCCGACTCCTCTCGTCCCATGGATTGAGCTTTACGCGAATAAGAACTTCATGGGTTCTCCTATTAGATATGCCGATCGTCCATTTGAGGTACCAAAACCTGGACATATGCAGGATCCGAAAGGAACTCCTGAACACTGGAATAAATTATCAAAGGCTATCAATAATTTCATGGGGGGTAGTGATGATGTGAAAGGATCCTTTGCGGGAATGCTAGGCAATAACCCGCTGTACTACCGTTCCGATGAGGATATAACTTTTGATATCTCCGGTAATCAAATGAGACATTTGGTTATGGGATATCTTGGCGGTCCGGGCCAAAAAGCAGACGCTCTTTTTGGTTCCTTGTTCAGTGCAGGAAGCGGAAAGCCTTCCATCGAAAATGTTAACGATGTTCCTATAGTGAACAGATTTCTACGAGCCACGACCTATGGCTCTGCGACCAGAGGCACATTCTATGAGGTTCGGGACGCAGTAAAAAATGCAGAGAAAGCGGTGAAGTCAGCAAAACAAATTAATGCGAAGACATACACCGCCGTGCTCAACGATAACCGCGAACTGCTCAAACTATCATCATCAATCAGCCAGCTCGATAAGCAGAAGAACAAGATGCGTAGGCTCAAGAAACAGATCGAAGGATCCAAGACTTTGACCGAGGAGCAGAAAACCCAACGGGTGGACGATCTTCAGAAGAAAGAGTTAAATCTAATGGTTAAGGTCATCAAGCAGGCGCAATCGCTCGGAATCTCATAAATGAAGGAAACCAATCTAAAGCTAACCAAGAAGCAGGAGGATAAGCTCGTAAAGTATGTGCTCGATAGAGTTAAACAACTCAAGGAGGACAATCGTGAGAGGATCGAGCATGATAAAATATCATGGAAGACTTATCATAATGACCGGAGCGATCGGGTAGGGTACGACAGTATTTTCAGCCAGTCCAATATGTCAGTTCCGATGACATCTCTGATCGTTGATCATTTCATGGCACGGGCCGAGGATGAGATCACAGGCACAAGCCCATACTTTAAATTTGAAGCACAGGGTGCAGCCGATCAGGAAATGGCTGAAGCCTTTGATAAATATTTTAATTGGAAGCTCGAGGATGTGGCCAAGACCCGCGAAAGATTGGAAGAATCCTATCTTCATCTCTTCATCCAACGGGCTTTGATTTTAAAATCTACCTATAAGGAGGAAATTTCCACCTGGTACGATTACGAAAGAAATGGACTGTTCAATAATGAACGCGGAGAATTTGAAGAGATTCCCGGAGAAGGTCCAATCATTGAAGGGGAGGCACAATTTATCCCTGAAATGAACCCGATGACCGGAGAGACTGAGATGCGCTTGGCAACAGATCCAAGCTTTCAGATGATACCCGGTGTCCACGAATTTCAACCATTACCCCAAGGAGTTCCGACCCAACAGGTAAAGTACAAAGGTCCCAGGTCGGAGGTCATAGATTCCGACCGTTTCCTCTGCCCCACGACCTCCGAGTCTCTGGATTCATCCGATATCATTGTGGAAATGTACGATAAGGATTTACGCTGGGCGAATAGCATGTTTCTTGAGCGTGAATGGTTATCCTTTGGCGATTTTTACAACTTGGTAAACAAGGATGCTAATCCAAGAAGTCCGATCGAAAAAAATGAGGAAAGGACGGAGAATTTAGATTTTGATAATGAGGAAAATCCGAGCATTCAGGTTCTTGAATGTTGGATAAAAAGAGATGTTCTTGGAACGGGTCAGCCTCAGGAATTCTGTGTATTCATAGATCCGGAGACTGAGAAACCAATTTATTACGAATTTGTGGCAAAGCTTACCCCCGACAACAGGATTCCGTATACGGCCGTATCCATCGGTAAGGAAAGAAATCGATGGTGCGGTCGTAGCTTGCCTGAAAGAATCAGATCTTTCCAGGAATATGTTGATAAACAATTTAATTCCCAAAGCTATCGGAATGAACTCGCAGCCAATCCGGTCATAGGTGTTAACCCGCAGGCCGTAGAGGATGAGCCGGAGGATGTAGAACTCCATGCTGGTAAGATCTTTGAATTAAAGGATCAATATAATATTGATGATTTTCTACAATTCTCTGCGATTCCAAATGTTGATGTACGCACTCAGGAACTGATCGATTTTATATTTGGAATTGTTCAGCTCTGGTTGGGAGTTTCCAATATGGCACAGGGTGATTATCAGGCATTGGCTCCTGCTAATACAGCAACCGGAGTCGAAGCAACCTTGCGCGAAGCTTCTAAGATTGGTCGTCGCTGGATGCGCAGAATCGTTCGTGGATTCGAGGAGCATTTGACCAAGCTCGTTCAGGTATCCATGGCAACGATGGACGAGGAAGAAGTATTTGAATACATGGAAGGTGATGTCCGAGCCTTTGGTGTAATGACCCCGGAAGCGATCAGAAACATTGGTATAAATACCAGAGTCATCCTGTCGCAGGACCAAGGCCAAAGGGCTATTGAGAAAGCAAATCTCGCATTGCAAACACAGGACAGATATTTTCAATCACCTCCCGAAATGCGTCCGTTCATTCGTCCTATGCTCAAGCGCATCCTCGATGCTATGGGCTTTGAAAGAACGGATGAATTATTGCCTCAGGAAGCACCGCCCGATCCAAAGAGCGAAGCAGAAATTGCCAAGATGCTTGGCGATAATGCATCGGCCATGGAGAATGCCAATGAGCCAAAGGATGGAGTTTCCGCAGCAACCGCCGGCATGGGAAACAGTAACCCACAAGGCATGAACCAATATCAGGGGTGAGAAAATACCGGAACATAAAGGGCAACCTTCAGCCTAAACGGATTCTCAAATATTCTGAGGAATGGATTGAGTACCGTAAAAAACGCGGTGCAGATTCGGTTAAGGTTGAGCATTGCGATATTGATACAGATGGATTTCACGATGCGATTGTTCGCGATTGGCGTAGCCCTGCACTGAAAAAGCAGCAAACCTGTATAGTCCCACCACCCAAAGGCGGGCCACTCGATTTAAGCGCAGAAATTGCGGTACCTGAAGGAGGCCCGTTGGACTTATCCGCCGTACTCGCTCCTCCAGGTAGCGGACCGTTGAATTTAATAGCCGAAACTTTACAACCTCCTAAGCAGGGGCCGCTTCTTTTGGAGGCCGGTGTATACATACCCGCTACTCTTGAGGGCCGCCCATTTCAAGATAGAAGTATGGTCGGATGTTCCAATATAGGTGTACCCGTAGTGGGACCCTCTTCAATGCCTGAATATGACTCTAGAGTTAGCATAGGAGCCGCCCTACAATTTACATTGGTGGATACCTGCGGCGTTGGGTCAGGAACTCCGAAAACCTGGAGGTATACATTCCAAACCTGGTCAACTAACTTACCGATGCCGACGAGTGAAAAAAGTAGTCCTAATTGGCATGGTACAGGTCCTTGGGTTAGCGGCGGACCATACTTTGCGCGGCCAATTTACACGCGGCAACAAATCTCATGACCGATATAGTAATTTTCGACCAACTCGCAGACATCAAGAAACTAACGACCGATGAAGCTTTTATCCATCTTGAAAAACGCTTTCAAAAAGAAAGAGCCCGCTATCTCGCAAAACTACTCGATCGAGACACTAGCCCGGAAGAGACTCTTAGGATCAAAGCAATCATTAACGCAATGGAAACGCTATCGCCGATGGCTCTTGCGGAGAAAACGCTTAAGGTCGAGGCAAAGAACCGAAAAGTGAAGCATCCTGAGCTGTTCAAATTAAGAAGAAACGCAACCGATTGATTAAAGAAACTTTGAGCTTCAAACTTACTATGAGGATTTATATTTATGGCAAAAACTGTAATACTTAGTTGGACTAACCCCGCAGAAGTTGGGGATATTGACACGATTGAAATATACCGCAAGACGGGTGATCACACTGATGTTACAGACTACGAAGCGTTTCGTACAGATGCCGTGCTCGTAAAATCCGAAGATGTCGGAGCCGCTGATACATCTCAGCAGTATGCCGACGAAGATGTCTCTAATGGTGTTTATACCTACGGTGCATTTTCAAAAAATGCCGGCGGATTCGGTCCCGGAGATCTTATTAACTCTTCTCTAACCGTTTCATAATAATCATGCGCTACGGAGATTCTATTGATACCATCCCTCATGTAGGCCAGGAGCCGGAAGGCGGAGGCGGAGGCGGAGGAGGGACGCAAGGACCTCCAGGCCCAGCGGGGCCTGTTGGACCTCAGGGGCCGCAAGGACCTGCGGGAGCAGCCGGAGCAGCCGGAGCGCAAGGACCTGCCGGAGCCGACGGAGCAGCCGGAGCGCAAGGACCTGCCGGAGCCGACGGAGCAGCCGGGGTAAACGGTTCCGAGGGTAAATCCGCATTTCAGATAGCCGTAGATAATGGATTTAGTGGAACCGAAGCTCAATGGCTCGCATCTTTAAAAGCATCCTCGGAAGTAATCGATAGCAATCACCAGCATAACCTTGCAGATCTATCCGTAGGCGACAGTTTTTATGTCTCGGATACTGGTACACATAAAATATGGCAGGGTACCGGATTTATTGAATTTGGAAAAGCGTTGGAACCGCTCGCGGTTGATTCTATCGAGACGGATAGTTCCTTTGCGGATGAGGCATCTTCAGGATCTGCCGGAGCTTTTAAATATTCCGCGGTCAACGGTGATCATCTTTATATTCATGACGGAACCGAGTGGCACCATATTAACGGCGCATAATGGGGGATATTAAAGTACACAACAGTGCCGGGGTTAATGATAATCCCCAAACGGTTACAAGTGTAAATAATACAGTAGGCCGCGTAATTGATCTATTCATGACCAAGCAGGAGATGGAGGAATTGAATAATCAGGTAGCAGCCAACTCACAAAATGTTACCGAAATGGTCAAAGACGCACCCGTCAGTTTAAACTCTTTCAAGGAAGTCTCTGATAATCTGGATGTTGACTCATTTCTCGCTGCATTGGAGGGCGAAGAATAAAAAATCATCCAACCGATTGAGAAAGTCCGAGATATCCCTGAATATTCGTTAAACCTTAATCACTCATCTCTATGGCTAATATTTTATCATCTTTAGGATCAGCAGTAGCAACAAAACTCGGGGAAAAATTATCGCTTGAAGGCGGTACTATGACAGGAGCCTTAGTTGTTCAAGATCCATCAGCATCTAATCACGCAGCAAATTTAGGCCAGGTTGAAACCCTGGAATCTAAAATCGGAAGTTATGCCAGTTATGTGGCAACCTTTGCTGATGTAACAGTTACCATTGATAATACACAGGCAAACATTTTAGCAAACACAAGCAGCGCTCTCGGAGCAATCGGAGTAGCTAGCGATACCAGCAATATTTATGTATGGAACGGATCTTCCTGGGCAGCATCAAGCATTGATGATGTTCGTGATGATTTTCTAACCATCACCGCAACCATTAATTTATCCGGCGATACAGAATCAAATATCGTGGCGACCGAAAGCCCATCCGCCGGAGATATCATGTACGGAACGGATACCGATGATCTTTATGTCTACTCCGGATCCGACTGGCATATTTATAACAACGATTCCTAATTAGTTATGACCGATATTAACACATATACCGCGGCAGAAATTGCCAATTTAACGCCTCAATCCGGGGATCTCGTTTTAAATACCGACGATAATGCCGTCCAATTATGGAACGGATCAGCATGGAAGATTTTCAATTCCGATGTTTCACCATTTCCTCAAGACTACAGCGTATCCCTAGACGGAACTGATGATCATGTCCTTTATAATTCAACATCAGGGAATCAAACAGCACTTGGTTCGTTCACAGGGGATATGTCATTCTGCTTTTGGGTAAAACTTTCTTCAGGTTCAGACATTATGTCAACGCACAGCACTTACAACTCTTCAGGTGCTTCAGGCACTCTTGATGCCGTAAGAACAGGAACAGGAAGAATTCAAATCTTCTCCTATAGTAACGGAATTTCTGCATATACTTCACCTAACTACCTAGAATCCTCTAAATCTGCGGATCAAGTACCACCAGGCAGAGGTTTAAGCCTTAACCAATGGACTTTTATCGCAGTCACAGTAGACACCACAGCCCAAGAGCACAAACTGTACACTGCTACTGAATCGGATTCACCAAGTCTTGAGGCTACTCATTCCAGTGCATCGCACGCGCTCACTGACTTCGCTAACGGGTTTAAATTAGGAGAAGCTCGCGGGACGGCAGGTGGAGGTTTATTCGATGAGTTTGCTATCTTTGATGGCAAAGCATTGAGTGCAAATGAAGTAGCAAAAATTTGGAATAACGGTGAAGCTTTCGACTACGACACAGACGGTAGCTTGAATCCTGTTGGATGGTATCGAATGGGAGACAACGATTTAGGAGCAGGTACTTCAGTAACTAATGCAGGCAGTGCAGGATCAGGTAGTGCTTTTGATGCGGAACTGACTAACGACGCAAGCTTTGTGTCAGGATCAGGTAACACACCCGGAAATTAATAACTATGAGAAACTATATAATCATTGATTCTTCGGAAGTAAGTTCCGTTGATTTTGACCAAGTCCTAGAAACCTCGGCAGATACCTTGCGATACAACCTTGCGGGTACTAAGACCTTCGTAAAGTTCAAGGGATCAGCCCCAGCATTTCTTGCGGGAAAGCAATCTTATGATCACGCAGAGATTTTAGAAATTTTATCCGGATCCGAATGGACCGCACCAATGGAGGAATTATAATATCATGGCAACAGTAGATGTAATAGCAAACAGAAGCACAGCCTCCGAAATACTCGGCAAGGCCTACTTCGAAACAGACACGAATTCCTTTATCGTATATAATGGTATCGGCTGGGTCGAGCTCCAGAGCGACGGCACAGGATCGGCAGCACCTTACAGTGAGTACAGCCTGAGCTTTGACGGCAGTAACGATTTTCTCAAAACAACGAGTAGCCCAGAAGCCTTATTCTCAAGCGACTACACTGTTTCTATCTGGTATAAAAGGAATGAAACTGTTGCAGGCGGAAAATGGATTTTTGGTTCGGACTACCGAGGAAATGGTAAGAATATTATTAAACTATACGAGCTGAATGGTTATTTAACCTATAATGCTCAAGCCCAAAGTGCGTCTGCAACGGTCAGTTTCGCACATGCTGCTGATACTGATTGGCACCACTATGCTATTTCAGCAACCCAAAGCGGAAATAGTGTTATATATAAAGCATATCTCGATGGTGTCTATAAAAATACCGCAACAGCGACTCAAACACTATCAAACTATGACAACCCATACTCTATAGGTATAGGTGCGGGTTATAGTGGAAATGCTTTTTCCCATGCAAGTGTCAATGTGGACGATTTTGCGATTTTCGAATCAGCATTATCTGATGGAGGAGTTTCTACCGGACAGACAGCACAAGGAAATATTGCCGCTCTATACAACGGCGGAGTACCGGCCGTTTTACCGGTTAGTGCTGGGCTCCATTATCGCATGGGAGATGACTCCAACGATTCACCCGTAGATGGTGAAAATGTAACCGGAATCCAAGATTCCTCCGGTAATGGAAATCACGCTACTCAATCCACGGCGACTAATCAGCCTACTTTTTCAACTGAGGTACCTGCATAATTATCATGGCTAATACAAAATACAAATTACTCGATACTCCCGCTCAAGTTGAAGCCGCAGAAGCTGATATGAAAGCTAAGCTCGGTATACCCGATTCTAAAGGAACCGTGAAGTACGCTGAGCAAGTCATGGTTGATAATCCTGAACATTCTGAATACGGAAGATTTATCTTCCCTGTAATGCTAGAAGGTTCTTGGAAATCTGTTCAACATTTTGATGCTTCCGAGCTTGTAGATTTCGACCCAGACTGGGCGAAACCTATAGAAGAGTCCGAATAACATGATCCTGAGGATCGAGGCCACACTCTGTGAGCCTCCGTCCTCAATCACAGCCTTTCGGGATGCAACGCTTTACGCGACAGTATTCCGACAACTCGATGTTTTGCTTGAATGCGAAGAGGGTACACGATCCTCATATTGGAGTTGGTTAAAAAGCAATGGTGCTCATGATTTTGTGCGTGATCTTATATATCCTTATGAAGAGGAAGGAACCCCAAGAATGGGGACAAAGAATGCAAATATCCGGGTCGATCGATTAGACGCCCGGTCTCTCCCTTTTGCAGTATCCGCAATGCGTTCTCTTACGCAGGGCTGGTATTTATAACATACCAACCGGCCCCGGTATATATGTAGAGCTTATGGGTATCTGTCCCCAATGCGAGAGATCCTAATGGATCGGAATTTCTCGCTTTTATGATGCCCTCGGATGCGACTATTTTAACAACGCCTTTGCTGGAATTGACTGAGCTTCCAATAAGACTGGCGAGATCGCTCATTCGAAAGATACCCCCAGGCTTTGCTCAACATCTGTTGCCAAATACCGGATCACACGAGCATTAATATTTTTCCTTTCCCATCCGTATTGTTTTGCCCATCTACGAACAGTGCCAGCGGAAACATCCATGCGTTCACGGATCTTTCTTGGTGAAAGGTAGCGAATTTCTTTTGCGACCATAAACGATTAGTAATACTCATTTCCGGTTCTCGCGACCGGTTGCAACCGATTGAGAATACGGGCTATTTGGCCGAATATTAGATCACTCAGGGATGAGCAACTTCATCTCTTTTAACCCAGATTAATCTAACCCATATCTAAATAAGTTATGTCAAATATTCTCTCACAAATCGGTAGTGCAGTTAAAGGTAAAATCGACGGCGTAAATACAGCGATATCCGCTGAAGAAGCCGCTCGTATCGCAGCTGACAATACCCTCACCACCAATCTTGCATCAGAAGCGAGCACCGCTCGTGCAGCTGAAGCAGCTAACGCAAGCGCAATCAGCGACGAGGAAACTCGTGCAACCGCAGCTGAAGGTGTTTTAACTACTAATCTTGCATCTGAGGAAACCGCTCGTATCGCCGCAGTTTCTTCTGAAGCATCTGCTCGTTCTTCCGCTGATACCGCTCTTCAGGATAACATCGATGACGAAGAGACTGCTCGTATCGCAGCTGACTCAACTCTTACCACTAACTTAACAGCCGAAGAAACCGCCCGTATCGCTGCAGTTTCTTCTGAAGCAAGCACCCGTGCATCTGCTGACTCCGCTCTTCAAGGTGAAATCGACGCTGAAGAAACCCGCGCACAAGCTGCTGAAAGTGTTCTTACAACTAACCTCGCAGCTGAAGAAACCGCTCGGATCGCAGCAGTTGCCGCTGAAGCTTCTACTCGTGCAGCAGCAGTAACTAACCTTGACAACACCAAGGCTAACCTTGCAGGCGCGGCTTTCACCGGTGCTGTTTCCGGAACCGATCTTACCCTTAGCGGAAATCTTACCGTTACTGGTACAACCACCAGCTTGGAAACCGTTAACTCTCAGGTTAAAGACTCCTTGATGCTTCTCAATGACGGAGCAGCCGACAGCGCAAACAATGCTAATGACCTTGGTCTTATCATGGAGCGTGGATCTTCTGACGACGGAAATGTTGCAATCGTTTATGACGAAGGAATCGACAAGTTTGCATTGTACAAAACCAGTGCAGCAGCGACCGTGACCGACATCACCTCTGCCGACTCAAGTGCTGAGCTTATGGACATCAAAGTAAATGATGTTTTCGTAGGATCTGACAATCTTGGATCGCTTGCAGAATTCACCACAGCATTGAACGCATAAGCGTAACAATCGCCTATTGAATCTCCTAAGGGGCCGGAGGCTAAAACCTCTGGCCCCTTTTTTTTTCCATGCGCGTAGTTCTAATTTACATATTTCTGGTCATTATCCTGGCATTGCTGGGGGGCTGTAGTATGAAATCGCTGTACCCGGTTGCGGGAGCCACGGTAGGAGGGGGCACTGGCGCCCTGATTGGCGGACCGGCCGGAGGCGCTTTGGGAGCATTCGCTGGAGCGGCTAGTGGAGAAGTATTAAAGTCAGAAGCTGAAGTAAAAGCTGCGATCAAAACTGCTGAAGCAATAAGCAAAGGAGATGTTGAAGAGCTCGTAAAAATTAAGATGGATGAGCACAAGGGGTGGTTCGAGAAAGCGGTAGATGGTATATATGACATACTGATGATTTCCGCATTAGCCACAGGACTCTATTTCATATTCCATTTCTGGTATGGAAGACATTTTGTAAAAAAATTATCTAAACAAGAAACCTCATGAATGACACGCCTATGATTATTGGTTGGAGCGGAACCTTGGCCACAGTATCCCTTGGTCAATGGAATGAAATCATCGCGGTAGTATGCGGAGTAGTAACGACTGTATACATGGCCACAAAATTAATCCAAACACTCAGAAAGAAAGACTAGAACGATGGCAGAATTTAAACCATGCGAAGGTTGTCCTGATAAGAAAAAAGCCCTGTGCACCAAGTTCAAAACTTGCTTGGGTGAGCAGAGTAAAAAAGGCGACAAGAAACCGGTTCGTAAGGGTACTTACGGATAAGTTCCGCAACCGGTTACTTTTTTGTAACCCGGTGTATATCTTCGCAGTATGGAAACAGCTACTGCGGAGGTTGACTCCCCGCAAACAGAATCAGAGTTTAGCATTGAGAGTGCGTCTACGGACGATCTTCGCAATGCTTTGGGTATAACGCCAGCGACCGAAGAAATTCAGCCAGCGACCGAAGAAGTTCAGCCTGAGGACTCAGTCCCAGAGCCGGAAGCCGAAGGTCAAAGTCCGGAGCCGCAAGCCGAAGAGGCTCAAGCCGAGGAAACTGAAGCGGACGAGGAGGAGAAGCTTGGAAAGCGCAGGATTCGTCCTCGCAACGAATTGGATCAGCAAGTCATTGATTTGTACAGATCTGAGGGATTCCAAGGATCTTTCGCCGATGCTTCGAGAATCATCTACGGTCAGGAAGCGCAACAACCCGCTCAGCAATCAATTACGCCCAATCAGGAGCAAGTCGAGGCGACCGAGCCCGACCCAATCAGTGGCATTGATAAACAGACTGACGACATCCGTGCATCCATCCTTGAGCTTGAAGGAAAAGTAGAAAAAGCAGCAGAAGAGCTTGAAACCACGGAAGCCCTACGGCTTCAGCGGGAGATTATGAAACAAGAGCTTCAGTTGCAGACTCTCACTCTCCGTAAAGAGCAAATGGTGCAGGAAAGAGAACAGGTGGTTTATCAAACCCATCGCAGCAAAGCGATGGAAAGCCGTGACCGAGTCTACGATCGTTTTCCCGATCTGAAGGATAAGAGCAGTGTTCTTAGAAAGCAGTTCGATGATTATGTATCTCAGGCTCAGTCCGACCCCGACTACGCCGCAGTCTTTGACTCACCCCGCTGGCCAGAACTTTTGGCCAATGAATTCGCATCTATGGCAGTGCCGGCTCAGCCCGAAACGGCTCCGGCCCCAGCTCCGGCTCCTCAGCCGCAGGCTCCTCAGATGGGAACTCAAGCGAAGGTATTGACGACTGGGACTACGGCACAACCTGTAAACACTCCGGTTACCGCAGACGGCTTGCTTCAACAACTTCCTCAAATGAGTAATGATGATCTTTACAAATTGCTGGGAAGTCCAGGAGGAGCGACACCCCTGAGGTAATTGGAGATCAACTATCATCTCATAATTACAAAATACAATGGCTATTAAAAATATACCCGGATCAGTTGGCGCTGGTCCTTTAGCAAACGCACAAGCCGCCGGAATAGACGGCGCGAATGTCGATCTAAAATCTAACACAACCTCATACTCTAACCTCTTAGAAGGTCAGGAAAACTCCGATTTGCGTTCAAGACTTTGGTCTGAGCTCGTATCCCGTGACGCTAGAGAAAAGAACATCTTTTCAAAGTTCATCGGTGGCGAAGGAAGCGGAGCTCCAATAACTGAAAAACGCGACTTATCCGCAGGCGGAAGCGACAAAGTGACTTTCACTACTGTTGCTCCTATCCGTGGACAAGGCGTTCGTGGGGAAGAAATCCTCAAGAATGCGACTGATACCCTCGACTTCGGAACTTTCTCCGTTGAGGTTGATCTCGTTCGTCATGCAGTATCCTGGACTCAAGTTCTTAAGCTCATGAGATTTACCGGCAAAACCATCGATCAGCTTTCTGCTGAGGTTATGTCCGAGTGGATGTCACGCACCGAGCAGGACCAAATCCAATACGCACTTCGTCAAATCTGCTTGAAACACGCTACCGGATCCAACTTCATTTCTGGATACGGAACTGGTGCTAGCGGAGCTCTTAAATATGTTGACGGATTAAGTACCGACATCATCCAAGAAGCTAAACAAGCTCTTATCGCTAACGGTGCTGAGCCTATGCAAACCGGCGGTGACGCTAACCAAGAAATTCCTGGTTACTTGTTCTTCGCTCCTGACGCATGCTTACGCCCATTGCGTTCTGACCCCGATTATCTCGAAGCTATCACATCTGCTGATGTTCGCAGTGCAGACAACAAACTGTACAGCGGTTCCTACGCAAAATGGGACAACAACATCATCGCTAACCACAATGTAATCATTGACACCGCTCGTGGCCGTCAAGGTTCTCCTCTTCTTCCTACCTTCTATGCATATGAAGAAATCAATAATGCACAGTCTGGTATCGGTGGAACTGACGGAGACTACGCAGCTAACTTCCGTGGCGCACAAGTTCGCATCCCTGGTGGAGGCGGAGTAGCAATGGGAGCAAATGACAATGGAACATACTTCGTCCTTGGTATCGATACCAACGGAACTGTTGCATTGTACAGCTACGACCAAAGCGACATCTCAGCATCTCTTGGAACAGTCACCCTTAGCCGTGTATCTGGCGACGGAGGATTAACCGGAAATGTTAAAACCGGAAACGCTTTCAGCGCTGGTGCAATGTTCGTACAAGCTAACGCAATCGGAACCCCAATCGGTTACGCTCTTGCGATGGGTAAAGACGCTATGTACATGGCAAAAGGCAAGATCTACGGCGAGCAAATCTTCCACTATGACGACTTCGCAAACAGCGGCAACGAAGCTCACTTGAGCGCTGTCGGTGTTCAGTCTGTCTATGGTATGGCTGCCCGTCATGACACCCGCGGACGGATTCCTTCCGTACAACTCGTTGAAGTTGTTCGTCAGGTTCCTGGGTTGTCCTTGACCCAAGCGTAATGGAACGGATTTTTCCCTCCCCATAACCAATCAAACCGGCCTCTCCCTGACATTAGTTGGGGAGAGGCTTTTTATATAAAATGAAGATCATAATATTAGGAAAAAGTAATCAAATGGGTGCTACACCCAATATTCGTATAAAAGGCATGAGCCAAGTCCGATACAATTTCGTTTGGGACAAAGAGATCAGACATTTTGCTTTCGAGCCTGAGAACCAAAAACAAATAGATGATATCTTCCGTACGCAGGGTAAACTGTATAAGACTATGTTCTTTTCCGTCTACTTAGAACCCGAGACCAAAGCCCAAGAAGAAAAGCCAAAGGCCAAAAGCCGTAAGTCGAAGGTCAAAAGTCAACCGGTAGCGGAAGAGCTGGCGGTTTCCTAATATTTTTTAATGATCGATATCACTTTCAAAGCTCTCAAGGATCAGCTTGCGTCTATGCTTGGAGCGGACGAAGCTGCCGATCTTCCACCGGTCGATGAGAACCGTTTGGAGATATGTATCAATCAGGCATATCGTGAATGTTACAATCCAATTGATGGGAGAAGAGCGATGTGGGCACAGAAGAAATTTACTCTGTCCTTTACTGAAATGCAGGCAGGAGTTTCTCTCCCTAGGCAGGTAACATCTGTTGATAAGATTCCTGTATTAGTAGGGGAGGGTCCATTATCTCCCATGACAGGGCCTGAGGCTGAGATCCGTGCGCGTTCTATTTTCTCATGGGATTTTCGAGCACCATCCGGTCGAGGATTAAGCTTTCCCATGTACAAGGAGAACGAAGCAGAAGTCGGTCGTCCTGTATGGTATTATCTCGATAATCGTGATGACGGAAGTGACGCAGATGTAATCCCGAGATTCTATTTATATCCGATTCCTGACAAAGCATATGATGTTGAAGTCTATGCGAATGTCATTCCCGATCCATTGGATAATGACACGGATAAACCAAGAATTCCGTCCGAGCTTGTATGGGATATTATGTATCCAATTGCCCAGGCAAAACTTCTTTCCGATCCCAGATATAATGGCGCAAATAAAGAGTTTATCGCGCGCATGGCGGAAGAGGCTAGGAAAAGATTACGGACATTGGTCACCCCGCAAAAGCATAAAGGCTCACTTCGTTTAACCCGCCGAGTCGGCTGGTAATATCATGGCCAAAGACCTGACAATCAGGCTTCTGGGTCGTCCACAGGTAACTAAGGATGATCAAGTTGGTTATCAGCGCATAGCCCGACAGTATGTGGTCGAAGGCTACAGGGCCAGTCAGGCAGGAATCAATGATCCCAGCAATCCATTATTTCTGGCTGTGGGAACTGCGGATGAAGAATTTACCGATCATTATTTGGTAAATCAAAAAATTACCCCCAAGCAGGGATCTGTTGATACGGCATATTTGAGCCGTGAATTTGTTGAGATCCGCAATACCCATGTACAGGAATCAGTAGTAGCGACAAATGATATTAGACGAATTCGTCGTACATTTGTTGTCCTCCGTGCAGATCATGCTCGTGGATATTCAACTGCACAGTTTGCAAAACATCCGCTTAATGGCGGTGGGTATGAACCATGGGATTATGCTCCCTCAAATGTGAGCACACCTCCGGGTGTAGCTACCCACTCACTACCGTCAGAAACGGGACTGAATAAACCACCGGGAATCGGGGAAGATGATAACGCAGGATTGTATGATGCGTTAAACACTCGTAATGATGTAAATACTGGCGACTGGTTAAAAGGCACCGTTCAAACATCTATGTCCCAGCCGGGTGTTGATGTATGGAGTGTTGAATGGGTGACCCATAATTCTCCCTACTGGAATGCAGGTGTTAAAAAAGGAAGTTCTTCCAGTTTTAAACCGCCCAAGGTTGTATCCTTTGATAAGGATGGTTTACGGATTGCGGATTTTGGTACCGGAAGCGGGAGCACAACTTACAGTCAAATATCACAGTTTAATTTTTTCGTGGTTGCGGAAGCATTACCGCAGGACTTCGCAACATATTGGGGAGGAACTGCGAATATTACACCTTCTGTAATGCTAGATTTTTCATTGACTGCATATACCGGACATCGCAACGGTTTCGATTTTCATAAGCTTATTCCAAACGCTATTTTTAAATATTCGACTGCGGGCAACTTGGACGATCTCGCGACCGATATTGTACGGGGCTATAAATTCGGTCCTTACGAATCCCCTTATCCAACATTTAAAAACCATAAAATAGTCGATGGTGGTGGGACAATTACATGGCAGAATTCGTATGTAGCTTCCTCCACCTATGCCAATCTTGCCGGGGTTCAGGTATCTCCTGTTTTTACCAGCTCTGACGGTAATGAAAAAAGAAAAATTTGGAAAATAAGCACGACCTATGTTGGATGATCCGGAAGAGAAATTCAAAGAGCTTAAAGAAAAGCTTGAGGATATAGATGCTCGGATTGATGAACTTGAGGAATCCGAAGAAACTATAGAGCCCGAGGAAGGGTTTCTTCAAATACACGGTTCATCCGATCAGTTTTTTCTACACTGGATTGATATCTCTGAAACAAGCTATTCTGAATGTGAAGATGTAGATTCTGTAGAAAAAGCACAAAAGGCATTTAAGGAGGCTGCTGAATATCGTGAGGATTCTGAAAATGATAAGCGGGGTATTTTACACGGAGATGTAATGGTGCTTCTTTGCAATAGTGCTAAGGAAGAGGATCAAGAATCGGGTGAGATCACATACACGGATTCCTGCTACTACGCCGGTATGTGTATAATAACTGACGGTCTGATGCAGGAAGAAAACCCTGTTTCCGATATAAAGATCGGAGCATCTATTGAGGAGGACGGTGAAACAGTTAAACAGTTCATCGCCTGGGATACATGCGGAGGAGAATCCTGCCCGGAAGATCCTGATACTATACAGTTTGATGAATTGAAACCACCGGAAAGCGGTGGTGGTGATGAGGATCTTAAAGGAATCGAGATTGCACAGCCGTTTGGATCATCCACGCTTCTGGCAAAACTTCATGAACTTGAAACTCTGACATTTACGAAAAAAGAAGGTGAGGGTGGTGAAAATCCAGAGCCTGATCCTATAGAATATGTAATGTTCAAGGATGGAGATCCTTTTAATGCAGGTGCCTTATTTGAATTTTCAAATATCATTAATGAAGCTGATGATGGCTACGATGTGGAAGCGGGAGTCATGCAAGTTTCTTTGTACTCGGCATCCGGTAAAATTAAGGAAGTAAATTACAAAGCAAAGACATACGATCTAAAGACTGTGAGCATCAGCTCGGACAGTTGCGGTATGTTAAAAAGAGAAGATGCTGAGGATGAAAATGGTGAGCCGATTAAAGAATCGGTAAAATTTATTTCCAAAGTTGAAGGCTCAGAACCTACTCATTATCTTAGTTCCTTACGAGCAGAGGCTGGTTCTGCCACAGTAAGTCTTGGAACTTTTGATCTGAGCAGTCTGATGGTTACCGAAGATAACTTTGAAAATGGGCATTTCTTTGTACCAAAAATTGATGAGACTGGTGCTACTCTTAAACAAGTCTGTAGGGATATAGAAACGAAATCCGAAATACAGCTGCTAAAAGATTTTAAAATAGATGTCGTTCAAACAGCGGAAGGTGATAACTGCACAAAAATTACGATCACCCCCAAAACTAAAAAAGAGACTTTTACATTTCATAGCGGACTACTGACAGATAAAACCGATGACGATACCTGGGTATCGGGAACAGCTACCTCTTTTATAGTAGGAAAATGTTCTTCGGAAGATGGATGTCGTGATGCTGAACTAGGTGATCTATTTTTCTCAACGGTCACCCGTTACTCAGGCTCTCCTGGTAATTGGACTCTTTACCGGAGCTATAATTACTCAAGCCCGATCCTTCTAAATGGTAGCGCGGTATACAACAACCTAACAATAAGAGATGCTAGCGGAAATGTTTTATTTACTGGAACTCGTGGTGATGTGGGCTTCGTAAATACCTCTGTTTTTAATGGTAAAAATGCAAACGATGATTGCGAAATACACATCAGCACAGATCTCCACTCTAGTGACATACCGAGAAGCAGTCTTATTAATGGTGAGCTTATTAAAACTGGGGAAAAATTAGTATTTTCATGAGCGAACAACAAAAGCCAAAAGAAGAATCCAAAGGTCTTGGAGATTCTATTAAAAAAGTGACGGAAGCATTACGAATTCCTCAATGTGGGGCCTGCAAGCGTAGGCAGGAAAAACTCAACCGATTGTTCCCGTACAAGAACGGTTCTAAAGATAAGAAGTGAGGTTTTTCCGGATACCGTCCTTCACCGGGATCGAGACGCATCGCGATGACGCCGATCGCGGCTCTCTTCGTGTAGTCGAAGGTTGTTTGCCGTTTGGGTCGGGCGGCCTGCGTTCCGGTCCTGTGTGGCAAGATGCCGGAAATGTAAATATGGTGTCCCAAGCAGATGAGAATCAGCTAACGGCATCGGACGATGGTAATGGAAATTCCGCACTTTTTGTATCGCGCCTAGAAGAGGTTCACGACATGGCTCTGTTTACATCGGAGCATACTAAAGTATCTTTTTTTGTATCTACTTATTCAGTTGTTGATCCGTTAGATTTATATCGTAAACAACGGGCTGTAGTTAGCCCGGTTGGAAATCGTTTATTCTCCTTTGGGGATAGCGATGGCGAAGCGGTATTTATTGGTAAAGGACCTCCGGCGGCACAAGCATCGGTATTTCCCGATGAGACATTATACAGCTATGAATGGTCAAGATTTCCGGACTGTAAATTCTTTGTCCAAGGACCTAAGAAAACACTCTTCGCCTCGGGTAATCCGAATAAGCCCCTGACAATTTATATTTCCGAACCAGCGGGGAAAACGAGCCCATATCGGGATGCCCCGTATTCTACCAGTAATACAAACCAAAATCCGGGGTCTATGTCTACGGTTGATATTCTTGGATCAAATGCGAGCGTAATCACCGCACTTTCGACCAGAGGCGATCAGGTCGTCGTCCATACAGATAAAGGTTGCCATCTTCTATATGCTCCATCAGCGGATCAGGCGGAAACCGGATACCGTGTTGAACAGGCACCCGCAACCAATTTTTCAGCAGCCGTAAATCCTCAGGTCGTGGGTGGAGAGAGTGGTACCATGAGTTATTGGCTGGGTCACGATGGTCAGATTTATAAGGATGAATCCGCAAGCCGTGGGGCGGAGGATAAAAAATCACAGGCAGATCCTGATCAGGCGAGTTGGAAGGCCAAAGGAATTTGGGAGAAAGAGCTGCACCATAATCTGAAAGAATCTTTTGCCACATACGATCCTCAGTCAGGTATGTATTGGTTATATGTTCTATCTTCTGAACATTTAGATGATATAAAAGATAAACCTCCACACACTGTTATTGGCATTGAAGCAACCCCGGAACTTCCTGGAGCTATCGACAGCCTTGCAGCATTGCCTGAGAAGCCTGGCAAACCTCTAGAGCTCACGGGTTTACCTGAACTACCGGGCGCTGTCACTAATCTAGAACTTATTACTGCTCCCGGACAGGTTAAAGAATTAGAAGCACTACCTGAAAAACCGGGTACCGTTACTCTGAGCGCACTTCCGGAAAAACCGGGGACGATATCCGATCTTACGGGTCTGCCCGAGCGTCCGGGAACTGTTGAAAATCTCGGACTTCTTACGAAGCCCGGGAATATTCTAACTTTTGATGCGAAACCTGAGCTTCCCGGTCAGGTAAGTACACTAAGCTCTACGCCAGAAAAACCTGGAACTGTACAAGGCGTATCAGCTGAGCCTGAACTACCCGGTAAAATTCTAACATTTACTGCACAACCAGAAAGACCCGGTCAGGTACAATCATTAAATACAAGTGTCGATCGTCCGGGTACGGTTACTGGTTTGTCGGGTCTACCGGAACTGCCCGGTAAAGTACAAAATCTTACCCTTGATGTGGAAACAACTAAACTACCTACACCAAGTTTAACGGTGACCGTAATCAGCGGACAAGACCCCACCAAAGAGGCATACGGGGATTGGCAGAATATATCAGGAGCTTCTCTTTATCATGTGCAAGCATCTACAGATTCTTCTTTCAGTACAAACGGTCTAAAAATCTTTGCATCTGCAACTGTATCATATTTCCCGTTTGAACATGATACAGTAAATCATCCGAATGAACCTCTGTATCATTTCAGTTTAGCTCCCGGTACTACCTACTATATCCGCGTAATGGCAAAGGGTAGCGGGAGTTTTCTTGATTCCGACTGGTCAAATGTTGTTACGCACACAACTACGGCTGCAACTGTTCGTCCAGGAACCGTTACGGGTCTAGACGCAACTCCTGAATTTCCTGGAGTAGTAACTGGGCTTACCGCAACTGCAGATATCGGTTACATCGATCCAAATGATTATGCATTCGACGGAGCATTTTTTGGAACTGGGCAGGTGAGGATATGGGACGGTAATCTTCCTGTACGGGAAATGCAGGGTTCTTGTGTCTTTCATTCGAACAACTATCCCGATTCTGCACCTCCAACAAATTTAACAGAAATGTTGGCCACGGGGGATGCCAGTTCTAATCGTATGAATCGCTACTACCCCGATGGTCGGGTAAATGGGGCTGCAAAAACCGTTGATTACTGCAAAGTATCGACCAGCCAGTTCAGTAGTGATAAATTCAAAATTGTGCCTATCGCGGTAACCTATGAAGGAAAACGGGATTATAATGATCTTGTTTACGAAAACCTTGGTCCTTTTACTCAGCGTGTATGGAAATTAAACCCTCAGGGAACAAAGCCGTCGTGGAAAATTGAGGGTTTTGATAATCAAGGGAACGACGACGAAGTTTGGTTAGTTTACCATCCAAGTTTGGATCAGTATACCGTGCTTGAATTCCCCATGATTGGGGAGTTAGGAGGTCGAGATTACTACCCGACTATGTATCAACATTTAAAAAAGAGTTCTTACGACCAGTCCCTCGACAGTAACAACCCCTTTGGTGTTTACAGCTTTCACTGGCAAGCTTCAAATTCAAACCATACCTGCTATGTATTCGCTCCCGATTTTCTTGACTCATGCGATCCGGCACACCGGCCAAATGGTCAACCGGCACCTCCGGTACACATAACCCTGCCGGCAAATTCTACTCTCAATGGAACAAGCATAACCAATTTACAAGTTCACCCGGCGAGCGGAACAGCTGATTCCGTTCAGTGTCCATAATCGCAACCGATTGAACCAAGCACACTCAATATCTTAAAATTATAATACTATGGCAAAAATCGTACTTAATTGGAACCCACCATCTGATACCAGTGGAGGCTCCGCAACATCCTACAAAATATACCGAATCAACGGCACCGTGACCAACGGAAGTACTATTGTTTCAGGCGGCACAAATATCGCAAATCCTACTCACTCAGGTTCTGCGACCGCTCAGCAAGAATACCCCGACGAAAGTGCGACTCACGGATCCACATATTCGTATACTATTTTAGGAAATAATGCGGCAGGACCTTCTCAAACTCCTGCTACTCCAGCAACCGCTACCGCGTAAAACTCGCCATGACGGCGGTTTCAATATACTCCGGAGAGACGCAACCTTCGAAGTATAAAGGTTTTGTCTATAATGAACGGATGAATGCATTGGCGGGTCCTTTTGACGCCGAGGATATCAGTGCCATTACGACCCGTGACAATTCATCCGATATGTTCTGTGTAACCCGGCAGAATGAGATTAAAAAGACTACCCTCACTGATATTAACAATCCTGATTTTCCAACCTTTCAGGATCCGTTTACAAAATTAGATGAAGAGTTTTCTACCGGGGAGAAAGGTGTTATCCTATCTTCATCCGGAGAGGGGTTTTTATATCGTGGTAAATTTAAAGAGTCTCCTTTTGCTGAGCCCGTAATCGGTGAGGGGACTGTAAAAAAGCCAAAATTTTTCAGGGATTCGTATTTAGCCATAGCCGAAACCCATTGGATGCATCTTGGCGATGAACATAATGAGAAACAAATTCACCGAGTAGATCTAAGATTTCACAAAAATTCCTGCGGACATATTTTTCTATATGTCCAAAACGAAGAGGGTAAAACCAAAGGCCAGTATAAAGGAATGGTAAAAGAACATATGAAAGTCTTTACCAATGTCCGTGGCCGAAGTTTTAAAATATGCTTAATGGTCGCAACTCATAAAGATCACCCGTGGGCACTCCGAGAAATGTCCATCGGGCATCTTTACGGGAAGAGCTTCTAGGCTAAGCAGCCCAGCAGGCGATTACTTTTTTATCTTCGATCAGATCGCTGTAGCTTTCGCTAGTAGTCTTTGAATCGGCATGCCTGCAATATTTTTGCGAGGTATACAGACTCTCGGTCGTAGAAACATAGGACCCAAACAGTTTTCGCAGTTCATGCAATGGGCTAGGTCTGTCCCAACCGATATCCCGCAATAATGCCAAAGCATCGCTGTATACTGGTCGTCCATTATCCGCACGATTCTTAATTAAATAATCGTCGCCCGACGCTTTATTAAGAATTCTTTTGGCTAATGCTTTATTTCCCATGCTGTGTCCTTCGTGTCCACCTTTTGGTCGAAACTTTTTTTCCGCTTCGACATTCACCCGCGCCTTGTCCCCTTCGAGATTAAACCATGATCTTCTGGAATGATATACTTCATTTCGTCTCAGTCCGAAAATCAGGGATAATCCCATAAGCGTATGGACATCCCCGTTGGTCGTATGCCAAAGGTCGAAGGTCTTTTGGATCAAATCCATTGGCGGTAGTTTATACTGCTTGCCCAGCTTTTTAAAGAAATCAGCTTCCTGAAGTGATTCATTAAAATCTACACAAAAACCATCAAATATCTTGTGGTTAAATATCGCTTTCGTGGCTCTCAGCTTCGCATTGATTGTTCTTTTTCTCGACTGAATCTCCCCTTCATCGGTCAGCCCGTGGAGAGCTAGTGTTTTATATCCATTGATAAAACTCTCATTCAATTCTCCGCAGTCAAAATTATCGACATCCTTTTTATTGGTAACGACACGGATCACCCGTTTCAGGTTATCCAAATAATCTTTAACCGTTTTTGGGGCTAGCCCGAGAGCTGCCTGATTTTCACGCAATCGTTTTTCAACATCTGAGACTTTTGGACTCGGATCTTTCTCTGCCTGAAACCGTTTTCGGTTAAACATCTCGATCACCTCTTTTATTGGGTGCAATGTTTTGGCTGCACGAATCTTATCAGCAAGATCCAATGCCTGGCGTTTATCATATCCGAGAGGGAAATAATATTGCTTTCCATCTACCATCGGACGGTAAAAGAAAACACTATTCGCATTCTTACGATATATGCGTGTGCCTACTCGGGATTTAGCGCTTAATTTGCGCATAGGTGGTGTGTGGTTCATTCTCTTGATGTAGTGTGGGTTTTTCATAAAGTCCAGTGTTTATGCGGGACCTACACTATATCTAGTACCCTAAATCAAGATTTTGAATCCGGCGCGTCTACCAATTCCGCCATCCGGGCAAAGTGTTGATTTACAGTAAGTTGACAAGTGTAGTGCAAGTCTATACAATGTATATTATAGGATATGGCGCCTAATATGCGCATAGGCAAGTAAAATGAAAGATTGGTTAGATAAGCAAAAAGAAGTGGAAAACGACATGCTTGAGTCCGTTAGTATTCAAGCGAAGCAGATCTCGGAAGAATTGATTCCTCAGATCAGATTGTGTGCATTAGAAAATGAAATGTGCGCTGATATAATGATCAAGGTGCATTTTGAATTCAATGAGAAAAATACTGAAATTTGGAGTGAAGGCGCAGTAGACTTTCCCCCAAAGCAATCAGTATCGGAATGTTTCTCGATCGGCTATGGGGAAGATAAAGAAGAATCCGATTCTTGAAAAACTAGGTCTGGAGGTAGATGAGGTACGAGCTGCGTTCTCCGTACCCGCCCCAAAAAAACCTAAAAAGAAAAAGAATTACCTATACCGGGCGGAACAGAGGAAGATGTCCAACCGTATGCGTAAATGTAAAAATTTGATATTTGCGCGTTACGAGGCCGGTATTCATCCGAAGACAATTGCCAAGGCTATTGGTGTATCCGAGGAATCCGTAAGAGTCAGGCTTCGGGCCTCAGGCTTTTTTACACAGTCTTAAACAAATCCCAATTCTCGCGGAATTGCTCGGTGTGAGCCGTAGACTCTCCGCTGTGTGGGTAGAACCAAACCGATAAAGTGTTATTAAGCTCCATGCACGGTATTATGTACCATGCGTCGACTGGTTCGACATAAGCACAAAGTATGTCGACTTTTGTGCAATCTATCGACACTTTAGAATTTCTCCCGGTTCCTGCCAGAACCTTGTAGCGGGGCTCTTTGCGTCCTTTGGTCTCAGGGCTGCTTGTTCCCTTGATTTGGACTCTAAAGAGCTTTCCTGCCCGGTTCTGGATCACGCAATCAACCGGTAGGTCATCACCGGCGGGTATGAAAAGCTCATACCCCCGGTCTAAAATGTTCGAGAAAAATCGGTACTCGTAAAAGATTCCTCGTTTTTTATTCATCCCGAGCCGAGGATTTTCCAGCCGTATTGTTCCTTAGCTGATCGCTCAATGAAATTAAATCCTTTGGAAATCATATGCTTCAATCCCCATCCAAGCTTCTTTGAGTTTAGATCTTTGAGCAGAACCCGGTTGTTATCATTTGCTGAAAGTACAACCAAAAGTTCGGAGCATGTGCCTTCCCATGATTCATCTTTCAAAGTCTTTCTAAACATCTGAATGAGCTCAATGATGTGAGAATAACGACTGTCCGCAGATGCAAGAAGTTGTATGTTTTCATTTAGAAATGCCTTAACACCAAACCTTAGATCAACCATTTCAGATGGTATCTCGTAGTCCAGAAGCCAGCGGGCGAAGGCCGGAAGTTCTTTCACCGCTTCACTTTTGGTTTCCCATGTGAATGGAAATCCATCGTTACATTGAAAGATCATAAGCTTATCTCGAATGGACATGTCCAGATCGGGAAGTAACTGCATGGAAACAGGATCAGAATTGAGTGTAATACTAATTCGACCTCTCCAATAAGCCCGTCCTGATTTTTTGAACTTACCCTTAATCAGAAATGTATCATTGGCGGTATGCTCTTTGAGCCTTGCCGTGAACGCGGTGTGCATCGCGGAAGATGCTGTAGGAGCCTCATCATCTACCAGCCAAGCCCCAAATTCAAAAAGATGTTCAGTCCACTCCTCTTTCCCGGTCAGGTAATCTGATGCTTTAATTCCTCCACCCAACAAACCTCCAAGTATTACACTGTTATACAAAGTTTTCCCGCAATTAGGAGGACCGACAAGAAAGTGCGCATGCCCTCGCTTGGGAACTCCAGCGTACGCATTTGCGTACGCATAGGCCAACCATGCTAATTCATACTTCAGTTGTTCCTCACCAAGCATATGCTCCATCCAACTCGCAATTGTCGGAAAGCCCTCGCCCCATGAACCACTATCATCAGCGGGTGCGATCGGGCGAATCTTGGCGGTATTGAAATAGGTTCCATTCTCATGCTTCACGATTTTTGATTTGGTAAAGCAGAAAGGAATGCCGGCATCGACACGCTTATTCGAATGGATCATATGCAATGCTCGCCGGGATTCAGAAACATTCTCATGCCGTCCGGGTCGAGAAGCTAGGTTGTACCGACATTGCAGATCGAGTAGGGCATCCTCTTTTGAATTAATATAGAACCCGCCTCTTCCATCCTCGATGAAGTAATTTCTACCATCCGTCCAGTAATCCTTAATTGCTTCGCCAATCCTGCCTACCTCGAATTCCTGAACAAATCCGGGTGATAAAATCTCAGCCCAGGTATAGAAACCTTTCGGCATGTTGAATACTTGCATGCCGGTCTCTCGTACGATCGCTGAGTTAACACTCTTATGTTGCCCGCCCGGATCCCAATAAGTTGGTCCACGGCTTCCTTCCACAAACTCACCCGGCCATTGATGATCAGGCCAAACCTTTTTTACTTCCTCGAATACAACATCGAGAGGTATGGCTGGGCCCATTCCTGTGAAATCAGAAGATTTTGATTCTTCATACTGCCAATAATTTATCAGGCTGGTTGCAATTCTAGCATTAGGACTAACAGGGCGCCAATCTGTGCCATGCAGGAGATAATGCTGTCTCTCAAAATTACCAGCGTCGAATCCGCGAGCTAATGCATCCCGTCCATCAAGTTTCATTTCCTTGGCCAGGCGTTTCAGAAATCGAACATTACTCTTTGGCCCGTGAAGAAATATCTTATCCTCGAAAAACCAAACAGCATGGATTCCACCATTGTAACTCCGACTGATATAATTCACTGGATATTCGTGGTCGATCAATCGTCTGACAATCTCCTCGAATTGCTCATCCGTAAATGTGGCATCCCAATCGACGCAGACACCATGAAGATACTGTGCAGGATTTTGTGAGCTTACCCGCTGATTTGGATCTACTCCCTCAGCGGTAGAGTATGCGTTATATTTTGTGGTCGGTCTGGCCGCCCATGATTTGTAATCGTTGGAATTTTTAAATTCCGGCAACTCAAAATCAAGCTCCCATGGCTTGATCTTACTGACTTGAGATGCGCTTAGATTCGGGATCGAAAATAGCTCCATAATAAAATACCTCTTCTAATGTTCTAATTGTTGCGAATTCCAGATCTGTGCGATAACAGCTCAGGTTCTGTAATTCATAATCTATCTGCTCAGTGTTGAGCCCCTGCTCGGATATGTGATTATCCGCTTTGGATGGATCAGCCGGACGCACGACGCGAACAACCTTTCCACCTCTTGCATGAATCGCGGCCGCCTCATTCGGAAATCGGACATCATCAATGACATAATTATCTTCATCATTTAGCTGTCTCATCAGAGCCGTGACCCACACATCTTTACTGAGCATATTTCTTGCGAACTCTGTGCCAAGCAGTTGCATGATTTCTCTTGGGCTTTTTCCAAAATCAGGCATCACTTTTTCCTTCAGTTCGGGATCATATAACTCTTCATGAGTTAGCCCCATAACTTTCAACATATCTTTAATCGGAGTCGCGAAACTTCTAATCTTATATCCCATTCGCTCCTCTAAAATTTCAGCCACAGTACTTTTTCCGCAGCCCTTGAATCCTGTTAATCCAATAATCATTTCGTGTACTCCTTGGTTATAATTGCCTCACTATCGAGCGGTACATCCTTCATCCACTCGGGACCTTGCTTCATCAATTCCTGTATGTCCGCCTTGGCATGCAGGGCATTCTCCTCATCTACTTCCACGACGACTTCATCGTGCACATGAAGAACAACTTTGAATCCATGCTCATGCAGATTTTTAAGTATATGACCGAAGCAATCACGGGCAGTTGCCTGAACACTGTTCTGAAAAAGATTAGCTCCGTACATCTTTACCCGGCGGACACTACCTTTTTGTGTAGCTACGGTTACCCCGTCAGTCTCATGACGACAACGGAAGTATTTTAAACGACGACCGCTCGGAATCTCATTATCAAAATCATCACCCGCACCCGCTGCCTCTTTTAATTGACGATCAAGACTCTTCCATTGATGTGTGATCTTTGGGTTCTTGTCCCGAAAATCCTGGACTTGAATGTAGGCGTTAACCCATTGTCTACGGTCGTAGGTCGAAAGCGTTGGGTACATAGATCCTTTGCCCGGCTGATATGTATTCGCAAAATTCTGAAATTTTACTTCGTCCTTACGACTGAAATCCATGTCCAGAATTTGTTGCTGACCATACTGTTTAACAGTCTCTGCGAACTTATGCCATCCGGAGCCGTACCCAAGCTGAAGAACACGAACCTTAGCCAAAAGATAAAGCTCAGGATCTTCATCCTTTAATTTTCCGCCTGTCCATCCCATCGTCTGTCTAGCATGTGCTTCATATGGACTCATTCCCTGCTTTATCAATTTTAGGAAATCCATATCTCCGGCGATAAATGCAGTAAGCCTAGGCTCGATCTGCGAAAGGTCAGCAACTACAAAAGTCTTACCTTCGGGCGCAGTAATTACATTTCGAATGTTTACCCCGTACTTTGTTTCCCGAGGCATATTCTGAACATTGAAACCGGCATCCCCGCTCCATCTTCCGGTGGCATCCGCACCAAAATATTTCAGATTGTATGACATTCTGTCTTCGGTGGTCAGACGATCCCTGACCGATTTCAATCGCTGTAAATGCATATTGATCCGATTATGATTCTGCATTGCTGATACAAAGGTCAGCTTGTCTCCATGCTCAGCAATCCAATCGGCTAGCGCTGGACTGTCCTTGGCGAGACTCTTGGGAGGCTCAACCCCTGCTTTCCGGCATTCTATCGCCATCGCTTTCTTGGAGTATATTACATATTCCTTTTTCGTATCCGGATCGATCTCTCCATACCAAGGCAATGCTTTCTTCGCCTGGAATAAAGTTTCTTCCAAACGATTAATCCCATCGTCTAGCTTGTTTACATCGATAGGTAATCCTTCCCATGACATTGCCCGGGTTAATCTGGACAATAGCCGCTCGGTCTCAGGCCAATGGTCGTAGAGCTCTTGGAATATTTGATAAGTATATTTCGCGTCATCCAATGCGTATTCAAGAACCTGCTTGGATTCATCCATCGCAATCATATCTTCCCAAGTCTTGTCCTTCATGTTTTCACGGACAGCCTTGTCCATGTCTGCACTCAATATCTCTTTAGCTGAACCCTTTAGATTCCGCTGATACTGAAAATATACGCACATATCCGCGGTACAGATCCAATCTACTTTGATGTCAGGAATGATGCCTTGCTCAACGCATTTCTCGAAGCATCGCTGATCGAACGATGCGTTGTGTGCGATAAAGGTATACCCATCAAATTTTTTCCAATCTTTAAAATCTGATGTCTTTCCAACATAGGAAATATCAGGGCTCCATATCGCTACAAGATAGGCATCGAATTCAGGATGATTAACATACTGATATGTACTACTACCCTGAATCGAATAGGTCTTAGAGTAGTAGGTTTCAAAATCTAATGCTGCAAATTTTTCCATACTGTTTTTGTGGTGTGTGGTTAAAAAATGGCTGCGGTAGTGAGGGAGCCCGAAACCCTAAAACGGACTCCCTCCACACCACAGCTAATCAATATGGATTAGCAAAATTCGCTGAGCCAATTTACGAACTTCTCATCATGCAGCTTACCCTTACGGATCTTAGGCCCATGAACGACATTGCTTCCGAACTGATATTTCTCAGTCGTCAATGTAAAGCTGCCGTGCTTCAAGCCATTCCGATAATAGGTAGCTCCAGCCGAAAAGATCGGTTTTGCTCCTTTGTCATA